ATCGAATACTTTATCCCCTCTCTCATTCTCGCCTTCTAGTAGCTGAATAACAGCAACTGTTAATCTCTCTACTGTAGCTCCCTCAAAAGTTTTAATTGGATTTTCTCCGGTCACAATACCGAGGACTATCGGGTTTGATATTGTACCTGTAATCAAGTCGTCATTAGGGTTGAACTTGAAGTCGGCAAAAAGATCACCTCTTTTTCTAATGGACAGTATGTCGTCCACTGCTTCGCCATCAAGATGATATCCATAGGAAATGTCTGGAAAACTACCGTAATATCCTATCATAAAGTAATCTCCATGAGAAGAAAAAATATCTTCAAGACTCCCTTGAGTATCTGCATGAAATATATTTATCTCTGCATCAGCACCGGTCTTAACTATGGCAGTCACTTCACCTAGACCTTCTAGTGTTTCTGTTGCGGAAGAGCAGTCTATTAATTCTGCTCTAAACCCATTTGTCTCGTCATACATTTAAACTCCTACTTTTGAAAAATTAAACCAACCAGAAAGTCCATGCTCTCGACCTTCGTCTCTGTCTACATACACAAAGCCACCTCTAACAACAGAAACAGACATAGGCAACCCAAGAGTAACACGATAGGTGTTATCCTTCAGCATAAGCTCCTGAGCCGTTTGTACCGGTTGTGCTGTTGCAGGTATTTGAGTGAAGTATTCCACGGACATGTTTACAAGAACCTTAATTCTATCACTGTCCTCTGAAATGAACCCGTCAATATCTACTCTTTTTTCTACAATAAACTCATCTCCTGCACTGTATATGATATCTTCATCATCGGCAAGTACGATTTGTCCGTTATCTACATACATTTTGGCTATAACATTTACGTACCCAACTTCTAGTACATCTGAATGATCTATCCATATATCTCTTATTCCAACAGTATAGATATCATCTGTTGAATGTATCCCAGTGTAGGCTAGTGGAAATACTACGTGGTTTACATCAGCATTAACTGTGTTCCTTAACATACTCAAGAACCTAACACGATCACTTATCGTTATTCGTCCAGACAACTCAACACCATTTGACCCAAGAGGAGCATCCATAAAAGCAACACCGTCAAGAGAAACCATGAGTTTATTCTCTCTATTTGCAATATACAATGGCTGACCTGAAGGCATCTCAGGTGACTCAAGGGCTGATGTTCCTGAAGATACATTTTGCTCTTCAAGAACCCTTTCACGAGCACCATCATAGTCAAGACCACTCTCTGCCCCTGCCTTTGAAGAATAAGACTTAAACTCAGCAGCGTAAGCATCTCTTACTGCGTCAGTCATACGGGTAACGGTAGTAAGCTTGAAGATATTTAACTCTTCACCTTGGACTTCTCTTACTCCAAAATATGAGAGCTGTATAGCTTTTTCGTATGCCTCTTCTATTTCAAACACGGAGCCGGCTACAGAGATAGTAGCATCACTAGAGATTACATCTCCAAGGATATTGATACCTATAGTATCATTGCTTAATATCTCAATAGAGTTAGATATGTCTCCGGACACCTTCATGTGTACCTTGCCTTCATCTCTGAATATTTCCATGCCTCTGATATATGGACAGTAGACTTCTGCAGGAGCGAGATCCGCACCCATATTGTCAAAATACTCAGCTTTCATTTTCTGCTGCATACTGTGAAATGTATCCTCAAAAAGAAGTGCATGGTTCAATACTGGACCGGTAGGTTCGTTGTTCACATATATATTGTCTGAGTCTAAAAATCTATTAAATTCAAATCTTGGAGTGTCTGCATCCACAACTGATACAATCTGATTGTTTTTTGCCATAATCTCTTGAGTGAATGTTACATTGATAGCTTGTACCTGTGCAGATATCTGTGAATTCAATTCCGATGAAATCTCCATAATTCTGTCACGTACTTCAGCTTTTGTTTCAGAGACAGACACATTGTTGCCCATCATACCATTAGCCATAGTAATAAGACCTTCTATCTTGCTCATGCATAGATGTTCAATGGCTCCGTTGTATCTGTATTGCAGTCTGGTTGGGTTCAACTTAACTGTCTCATATGTGTCTTCACTCGTTTTAATAATTGTCCACCCGTTACTGTAGTACGCCATCATTACAGCATATGCATAGGAGCCTGCTTCTGCTTCTGCTACCCATTCATTCACACTAAAGGGATCGTCAAACCATCTAGCCATATAGTTGGTAAGGAAAGAGTTTACTCGCACAGGAGACACGCTCTTTGTTTGCAGACCATTTGTCTTAATGGATGGAACCATTAGGTATGCCGTTTTCTTCTCTGGGTCTATCATGGTTGAAATCATAGGCTCTGCATGAGTGTCCAACTTGAAATAGTCAATCTTCTCTTCCCTCTTCCAGAATTCATAAGACACAAGCCCTGTAACCAAAGGAAAAGGATTGTTTCCATAAGAGTGGAGCAAGTCCGTGTTTCTGTCGTAACTATACTCTGTAGGATGCATTGCTGAGTCACGATAAAACCCATCAAACTCAGAAACATCTATCGTAAAGTTCTTATCGAGACTACTAAAAGACTCTGCTGTATTGTCAAAATAGATGTCGATTACCTTATTGTGCTGCAAGTTAGGGAACCCGGTAAACAAGATAAACCCTTCTTGGTTTATGTCGTTTGCCTTAGTCAGCCACATATCGTTCATTACCTTAACATTGTAGTCATACTTCTCGTTGACATAATCTGAGATACGCCCTGCATATGAAGCAAAGTACATCTTGTTGTTAGGTATGTCAAGAAGCATATAAATGTACTCGTTTTTGTACTTAAATTTAAGAACAGTTCCAAGCTTCTTTACAACTTCCACACGAGTCTCGTCGTATGCCATAATAGGATACTCTTCAACCACTTCAAAGTCGTCATACAGTAAACCAAAGATACCCTTCTCTTGTAGTGTCTCAAATAGGTTGTCCACACAAATCCTGGTCTCATCTTGCATGTTCGTCTCATACACAAATCTCTTTGAGTATTTCATTACCTGGTCTAGTAATGCAGTCTTGTCAAACAAGATAGAGGCATACCCAAACGCCGAGTTACTTAGTAGCTTGAGAGTATTTATCTCTTTAGTAGAGACAGACAAGTCTATTGCTCCGACCTTTACTCCATCAACATTAAACACATTCAAGTTTCTAAGGTCGAACTTCAGAAGTGTGCCGAAAGAGATCCACATTCCAACATAATCGGAGTCACGATACATAACTGTATCCTTACCGAATAATGGAGAGGGGGCATCAATCAAATACACATCATCTTTAAACTGATCTGTTATGTACCCATTTCTAAGGTCTAATGTACCCATAAAATCACGGAGTTCATGCAAGTCTATACGTAGCTTTTTCGTCTCGAAGTTGTCAGCAAGGGAGATAACTCTCTCTGCTTTGCTCGGAGCAATCATTATTTGCCCATCAACACACCCCACGGTAAACTTATCAATAGAGGCAAAAGGATTTTCTATATTCAGATCTGTTACAGCTCCATCCTTCACTGTTGGCATATTGAACATGTTTATATACACAACCCAGTTATTGTTGTCAAACTTAACATACTCACGGATAGCCATATTGTAGCTAGTCGCACGATAAATCCCTTCAAACTTTGTAGGAACAAATGAGTTGCCTGGTGTCTGCTCAAGATACAGAGATATATTTTTCATCATAGGAGGTATCTGCTCGTCCGTATGTAGGTTTCCAACTTGATCGGATATCCTAAAGAATGCATCCTGCTTTATTTTCCATAAGCCATCCGCTTCTAGTTGCTCTGTGTGATTAGCTTTTACATCCATAGTCCACTCCTTGAGATTTCAATATCGCCGGTTTTTATTCCGAAAACAAATTCACTATCCACAACTCCACTTGTTTTACTAAGCAAATTACGGACGTCCTCTTTGTTTATTGCTATAATTTTAGCACAATCACCTTGGAAAGTCAGGTCATCGTATACTGGAATTTTACAATCCGTCTGCACAAATAGGTTCTCAACAGGGTCTTGTACTGCTTCAAAAGACCTACCCATCGAAGTTACTTGACCTTTCATGTTCATCCATCTACTTTTTACGTCTCTAAATCTTTTTTTGAAATTTGACCATACAAATACAGGATATGGACCTCTCATATCAATTCCGTACTGAGTTCCGTCGGAATTAAACAATAATGACTGCTGAGTAATCTCAGCTACATCATTGCTTCCCATTTCATAGAATACAAATTTGTCAATGATTGGATGATAGATAAAAATGATACACTCTTTCAATTCGTCAGGGTGTAATGCTCTGAAATCATGTATCTTATTTTGGATAACAAAAGGCATAACCACCGTTGAACTAGATAACTCATTTATGTGTGCGACTGCATCTACTGGCTCATTAGGAATAAGCGTTTGCATAGACTGTAACAAGTCGGCAAGAAGACTGTTCTCCATATCACTATCATATCTCAAGTAACAAGGACCTCTATCACACACAGTAAACATTGCATGCATTTCTCTTCTTGATAAGGCTACGACTGTATGACTTGCAACAGAAGTCCTCTCTCCTCCCAATGCAGAGTCAAGCAAGGTAGCAAGGTATGGGCTGATGTGTTGTCTGTATGATGAGTTTATTGACACTTGAGCAGCATGCTTATGAAAACGAAGAGATGAGTCTCTTGCAAATTGAAAAGTGTCAGAACTCTCAATATTCCCATCGAAGAAGCCATGGTTCACAATAGGATCTTCTACTGTAACATCATAATACCCTGCTCTCATTCCACGTCTGTCATATTGATACAACTTGTCTGTTTCTGTCTCGCCTATTTTTTCATTACCAAGACCTGTGATAAAATCACTACCTTGCTCAGCAGGGACATTCCCGTTGTTATGGAAGAACTTGTATTCCTCTCTATCGTGAGGAGTCAGCCAGTATGTATATTTTATCTCGTCATGGATCAAATCATCTTTAACAATCATTTCGTTAAGTACAAAGTCTATGGAGTCACGAGTGAATATGAAGCCGAAGTTTTCTAGGTTTCCATCATACACTCTCAACATTTTAGCAGAGACGCCTCTTGCTGCCTTCTTGCTGCCAGACAAGAATACTTTATCTCGTGTGATTGCAGAGTATGCTTCAGTTGTATCCACATATTGATATACAGTGTTCGCAAACTCAACTATATCTATAGATACCTTGTGAACATCGATATAAAAATCTATTACAGTATCTGCATTGATGTCTGGTACAAATGTAGACACAGAAGATACAGCATGGTTCAGTTGAGCATCTTTCTCAAGCTTGCTTATCTGCTCCTTGTATGCTCTTGGTATGTTTACAAAAGTAGTCAAGTATCTGTTTGTGATTATACTCAATACGTCAAACTTCAACCCAAGATATAAAGACAGGTTATCGTCAAAACTATCTTCTATATTTATTTTTACACCCCAAGATCCAAGCCCTGTCTCGTGACCAAGCTTATCAAAATTTAAGGCATTCACTGCCTTTTCATAATCAACAATTACGTCATTTATCCATATCATACTATGCTCCTGTCTCTGTGTTTACAAATTTACCATCTCTCTTATCTCTTCCTTGTGGGCTTTCTTCTGATGCCCCTCTGAATAAGATGTGAGATTTTATGAGTCTATATACATCGTCTAGCTTGAAAGATGATACACCTCGTCCACGTCCTGCAGAAAACAACTTGAATGTGTTGTTGTAAACAGGAGTCAACTCTTTTGTCTCGTCAGTGTCATTATCAAAAGACAACAATATTCTACCACCTATAGACATAAGACTGTTACCAAAAACAGTGTTAGTCAAATTCTTGTATAGAGAATGGTTATTTTCATGGTCTCTACTTAATACAGCCTCTTCAGGAAGAGAGTCACAAGTCAGAGCTGTAGGAGCCTCTATAAACTTATCATAGTAGGAACGGATACTTTCAGATACATACCTTGTATCAAAACGAACGTAAACAGCCCTTGCGTCCATTTTCTTGCTGTGAGCATCTTCTCTTATAGGAGAGATTAGTTCTCTTGTTAGGTTGTTCGTAGGGTACGATAAACGAGCAGGATATGCTTCTAAGTCTACAACTATAGATCTGTCAAGGAGAATTCCTCCTCCTGCATGGTTAGTATACTTCAAAGAGTATGATGTATCACCACGCTGCAAGGGAGTCTTTTTGTCATTGGAGATAACTTCTTCCTCTACATATCCATCGATGATGTCATACATTTCATCAAACTGCCTACCCTCTTCATTTAGGTGTAGTACGTTTTCTGGACCTACACTGAATTCCATAATGAGTCTCGACTTCGGCTTAATGCTGTATGTCAATTCTCCTGAAAGTAGTATTTTTTCGTTTTGAGTCACATAGTCTATAGGATTTTTCCATGGACCCTGCATACCAAATAGCATTGGAGATACTTGCATATACAAGTCTCCAGATATGTTTTTAGATATTCCGTCTAGTGCTCTTTTTGATGCACCAACCTCGTCACCGGCAAGATACAAGATTTCTGCCTCTGCCTCTGCCGTAGCCTCGTATCCATCTATCCGACCAAACTTGTTCACAGCAACACGCACTTCAGGGGAAACATCATATGGCTTGCCTGTCTTATACACAGAGAGCATTGCATAGTGATCCACTATATCGATAGGTTCTGCTCCTCCACATAAAGGGTAGACTTTGTATCCTGCAGACATAGTGTCTTTACGAAATGAAATAGTTGCATCATTAACAATAACACCACTACTCTCATCCCATACTCCAAGGATATTCTGAACATGACCATATTTACGCATTAAAGCATTTGCTAAATACATAGGGATACACTTTTGTTCATCAGTCTCTCTTCTTTGGGTATACAGTTCATCTACTTGGTACATAGTAGATGTGCTTATAGCCCCATCAGGAAAATGCTGAGATATTGAAATGTTGTTGTCAGCATCACTCTTGTCAATGAGATTGTAGACAGAGAACACGTTTGTCTCTGCCTCTACATACTCAAGGTACGCTTCTAGTATATAATCTGCCCACTCAATCGTGATACCCCTTTTAAAAGGCTCTCTTATTTGAGTCTCTGTATACACTGATATATCTTCAAAAGTTATGTTCTCTTCTGAAATATAAAAGAAGCCAAGATCAGGGAATGCAACAACTGAAGCATCCTCAAATAGTGTGTTGCTGTATTGTATAACTTCTGGCTCAGTAATAATAATGCTGTCCGTTAGATTGGATGAGGACTGTGCAGACAAAGCTGTTACTGCTATGTTGCCAATCTTGTCAATAGATTTAGTTTCTATACTTCCATAAATACCAAAACCATAAGAAGGACAACTTTTGTTTAGCTTTAAGTCACTTGCTTCTATTTCACCAGGAACGATAGATGCTCCCGTCTTAGACCAATGTGCTGTATACTCAAGCATGTTTGTAACCCATGTAAGTTTTGATACAGGATGTGGTGCTGATTTAGGACAAGCTGATCTCTGGTTTAAGTAACTACTGTGTCCAAGGTGAGGAGCATGCTCATCATCATATTCATGGTCGAAAATGAAAGTAGTCTCATCAGTTCCCACCTCTTTCAATTTAATCCACATAATCCTATAGTTTGCTGTTTCTCTTTCGATAGACCCTGCGTAACGCTTTCTTGTTCGGGACGAGTACGAGTCACGCATCTTCGCAGACAAGAAGTGCTCTGATGGAGCAGCCATCATTGTTGCTCTTGTTACATAGCCGAAAGACTGAACCACCATAGGTACATCACCTATTTTCCCGGCAACTGCTTTTATCGAGTATGTTATGTCGTCATTTTCAACTGTATGGTTGTTTATGATAGAAATGTATCCCTCTGACCTTGAGTATACTCCTGCGACTTCAGCAGGACTGTAATAGTTTCTTGCGTTTACATGACCATCTTCCATAGGGAACTCGCTCGCACCCACGCAGATTGCCTCATGTACTCTTTTTATTCTAAAATATGTTGTTGGATACACTCTACCGATAATTTCACCTACAACAGCGTTTGTTGTAATAAAGAAATTGCTCTCATACATGAACTCTCTGTCTCTATGTACAGATCCTGTTGGAACTTCATACAGAGAACTAAATTTCATCCCTCCAACTACAATAGAAAACTCTCCAGAATTTCCTCTCTCTGTAGATAGTGACAATAATTGAAAGTTTACATCAGCGACAGCTTTCGCATACACGCTCTGACCTTCAAAGTACATATCTACACCTTGTGATCGAATAGCCTGTATTGGGTTATTACTGTCTCCGAATTGAACAACATCATAGGTAGATATATCTTTGTCTACCTTGTATGGACCAAAGTACGTACCACCTGTAGCAGAAGATATGTATTTAGCTCCTGCTGCAGTGACGTCGTATATCGCAAATTTTATTTTGTCTACAAATTTACCAGAGATGCTACCATGATGAAATCGTGACCGTTGCTTATATAAAAGACCATCTACTATATTTCCTGAAACAGAAGCAGGTCTAGTGTATGTAAACTTAAATGTTGTAGCGAACACAGGCTGTGCAGCTCCACATTTTTTCATCCCATACGGGTCTAAAGCAAGAACATCTCCATTGTCCAAGGAAACTCTCATACTCTGACTTGTCTTGTTTATAGCAAACCATTCCCCTGAGACTATATTTTCTCCATCTATTGCAACGGCTGTCTTGCATTCGCTTTGTATAACTTCTACCACAGAGGTTATGTCTGACTCATACGTCTGGTCAATAAACAGACCTTCCGTGACAGGCACATACGCAACACCGGATACACTATGAGTGATAAGCATTCGCTTTCTCTCAATAATATGCTCTGATGAGAGAGAAGTGTCTAGGACCTCATACTCAATCATTCCTCTGAAATCAGGGTTTATCTCGTCATAATTTATTGCAATAGAAAGCTTGTCGTCTTTATTGAACATAACCGACACAATCTCTCTTGATAGTTTGGCTAAGTTGAATGTGCTTAGTTGTCTGTCTATATGTCCTAAGCTATTCTTGTTTAGATCAAACATAACAGGAGATTGCATTTCTTTTGCTTTGCCTGAATGGACAAGTCCGTGAGAGTTGTATGACACAACATCCAGTGTTAAAGACTGACGTTGCTTCATTCTTTGCACAGTTAGAAATCTACAAACGGCAGCAGATCTATCTTCTGGAGTTGCAGCAGGCCATGTGTCGGCATTGTACCCAAGCTCATTTATCTCAAAACCTCCCTCATATACGTCTCTTAGAGTTCGCATTGAGTCAGATATTGTATAAACGTCACAACTAAGATAGTCTGTAGGTGGCTTCATGTTTGGAATAATCTCCCCAACTACGGGGAAAGAAACACCTACTCCAAGGTCTAGTAGTAGAGTTCTGTTCGATGACAGCTTTACTCCAGTATCGCCAATGGTCCCATTAATGTTACCAAGCTCTTGTGTGTATACTTTTCCAATGTTGTCGATAACGTCCATATTCACATGTTCATCAATAAAATTACTCATATTTATTCCTAGTTAAAATTTTCAAGCTGTGCTGCTATCTGAGGTATTTTCTTCGGTGAAGCAGAGGCTCTACCTTCCCAAGAAAAAATGGCTGTAGGTTCATCTCCTGCCGTTTCACTACCAACATATTTTGGCGACAATGGACCATACAATGTCCACTCTTCACTATCTGTAATGATATCAAATCTTGGCTTTGCAGCAGATATTCTTGGGTTCCCTGGGTATCTAATATCACCATAGATATATCTCGTTGTAGCAGTACCTCTGAACATAGAGATAATACCCGGTCTCATCTGGTTCTGCTTCAGCCCTGTAAGTTCTATGACTTGTAATGCCTTACCAGATACACCTACGCCATATATGTGTGTCGTATGAGGGGACGAAGGAGCATCCTCTGCAGGTATAGACCCGTCTCTCCAAAACATCTCAGCAATAAGTTTCGGATACGCATCTGAGATATCTCCCCTGCTCACCACACCACGCATCTTAATTATTTCATTCGTTAGCGTTTCTGCAAACTGAACAGTCTCTTCTTTCTCAAGAACAAATATTCTAGCATCATTCATAGACCCAGGAACTTCTGCAACACCCGGTCCATCTTGTAGGAATGATGGAGCTAGGTTTCCTATAATAAAAGGAGTAACCAAAACAAAAGGGTGCTCTTCATACATTGATACTCCGGCAGACATGTCAATGAGTTTTATATCAAAACCTTTTGCGTCCGGCATAAACATAATTGTGTATCTTGCATTGTTTGATATATTAGCAGTAAAGGTGATCTCTTTCGTAGTATTTACGGACTCAAGATTGTATGACATATTCCCTATGTCTTCTTTTGTCAGCTCAGGGACACCACTGTCTCCATAGATAGGAGCTACAGGAATAGGAGAGGAAATAACCCCATCTAACACTGCCGATATAGACTCTTGAGATACTGACTCAATGTCTAATGTGAGTTTGGACGCACAAACTGTTCTAGCATAAGCAGCAAAGTCATCTGTGATCTTCAGGGTGATTGTTGCAGTGAACGATTTTGTGGCAGCCTCTCCCACTGGAGGAAGAGGATCTTCTATCTCTGTTCTGTATGCACCTTTCACTGATGCATCTGTAACAGATATTATAAACTCTGTATCACTTATTTGTTGTACTATGGCCATTTCTTATCCTTATGCTTTCAATGCAATAATTACATCTTTGTTTGGACGCAAGAATTTAACATTCTGAGTCTTTCCTCTGGATATATGCGTCTCGTTGTCTATGTCAAGAACCTCGAAGTCGTTCCAAATCATCATAAACCTGATATCCTTAGTTGTATCCTCTACCCATGCTTGTGCACTCGCACCCGTAGGACCACTCAAGGTGTTGAGTCTTGCAAATCTAGTAGTAGATGCCAATACTGACTCTTTCCACTCGTTCCACAAGTCCCCAATTTCTCCTGGGATTGATACGTAGTCAGCATTGTGTTCGCCTGCTTGCCAGTCACCAATTCTATACCCATCATCTTCAACTGCATACATCTCTTGGTGTCTTCCGTCACGTTTTAGAACAACCGTACTACCCATCTGCATCCAGAATGTAGCATTGTCTTTTATTCCTGATTTAGACATAGGTGAAAGTATCCAGTCAACTCTCGACTCAAATATATAGAAACCTAAGTTCTTTTTCATCATAGCAACATGGTCATCAGTGATAATACCATTTGGTTTGTCTGCATTTTCTAGGATATTCACTTCAAGAGGAACACCCACATCTGATGCTGTCGGCAACCATGGCAAGTATCTAGGGAATACAAAGTTTAGAGGGATACACATAAAGATCCAAGTAAATCCTCCGTATCCTGATACTGACTGATGAGAACGGAACATGTCTTGCTGTATCGTAGCCAAGTATTGTTTACTCATCTCTTTTCTAAGGTTCTTCGGAACGCTTGTTCCAGCCCCTGCCATGTTGACATTATGTCTGTTCAGGACAGCTTTAATCCCTCCTAGCATAATATTTCTCTCTGCTCCAGACAAGATGAACTTCTCTCTCTCGTACATAAGGTAGAATACAAAGGCTAGTGTATTTGAATACCCAACACAAGCGATACCTCTTGTTATGATAGCTAGTGCCATCATGAGTATCATAGCTCCAAAGTCAGCTACTCCGAGCATATTCTCAAATCCATTTATCATATGGTGGAAACTTTGCAGGTTTCCTGCTGATGCTTGTTGAACTCTACCTCTACTACCCATATTGTCAATAGTATTAAGTGATACTTTACAGTCTACTCCGGAAGTAACGAACTCTCCACTACCAATACCGGCAGGAGCTTCAAAGGTGTGTACAGAAAAAGGAGACTCTGCAACAAGCACATCAACAAGTATTCTACCTGTTGCGGTACTGGCACCAGATGTATCAAAATACAATGTGTCTTGACTTGCTGATACTGTTGGCATCCCGTCTAGTTCTGGACCCCTGGCTGTCGCACTGACTTGTATAGGTGTGCCATTGAAAGATGCATTGTTGGTTACTACGTAAGGCATCTTATACAATCCACCCTCTTGTGTCCCACACAAGGCAATCTTATCAACCGACTTATTGAAGTACGTAGGAGACGCAGCAGCAAAATACAGATATTTAAACAAGGCGTAGAACATCGTAGCCTCAGTAGATATAAGTGATCTTATTTGATAAGGGATATCCATTCCATCCAACCACCCAGACGACATGTGCATGCCTAAGTCAAAAGTAGTAAAGTTTTTAGCAGAAGAAGATAGCCCTGCAACAGCATTTACAATAGGGTATCCATTTGCATTCTCATAATTCAATGAGCTTTCAGCAACTTCACCTGTCTCAGTAAGTGTCCCGGTCACTTTTGCCTCAATGGAGTCTATGATAATAAAGTCGTTACTGCCCATGGCTGCACGAATTATCTTGTTTCCATCATATGTAAATTGAACAGTTGTAGGCGATGTAACTTTCATTTTTGCCGCATCACTTACGTCTTGCTCTATTTCAGCAATCTCACAGTCGCAAGTTATTGTGACAGCTAAGAAATCACTGTTGAATTTAGCTGTACCAAGAACTAAGTCTACCTGAGCTGTTTGAAAGGCAACCATCTCTTTCAGGTACTGTTCTTTTGGTAATCCTGCCATATCTATGCTAGGTGGCTTTATCTTGTACCCTCTTCCTTTTGCAACTACCTCAGATAGAATTGGGTTCTCAACACCTTCTATGGTTCCATCTACAGTTATAACCATTTGCTTATCTATATCGCTACCATCAAACTTTATCATTTTAGAGTTTCTATCAACTGTGGTATCGGTCATCACCTCATTTTCTGTGCTCTCTATTGTAGGGTGCTCGTTATCGAGGGTTATGGTGAAAGTTCCACCGGCACCACCGGCACCACCTCCACCTTTTTCTAATACGGATTTACCTTGAATAACTATCATGCTATTCCTCCTCTACTATAATGTCTTGTTTGGCTATATCTCTAAGCCTCTTCTCTTTGTTTAATACACCTGCAAGATCGTCTAATTCTTCCCAAGTTTTGTCTGCCAAAATAAGATATCCGTCGATAACTTTATTCCTTACTTCATACTGAGGTGTGTCTTTACATATTTCATTTCTACACTCAGCAGGAGGACATTCTGGGTATATACTCTCTACATCATATATTTCAAAATATGGAGTACACCATCCTGCCTCTCTGTATTCACAACACTTCATGTTTTTTTCTGAGTTGAAAATAGGAAGTCCTGTAAGTTCCATTCTGTCAGGGAAGATAGATTGTGGCAACAACAGTACATACTTTTCAGAAACGCCTGTATGGACATCCATAACATCTGCTATTCCCAAACCAAAGCCATCACCACCACCGACTTGTTTATTGGTAACATTCATAACCTTCTTCTTTGTATCCAACAATATAGAGTCTAGTTTAGCAGAAGAAAACCCTTTCTCCTTCATTTTCTCCATCGATGTCTTATTTAAGACAAACCCATATGAAAGATCTGTATTGGCTACTAGGTTTGTAGACTTGGAGTCCAGTCTTGCAACTTCTGGTGGGAATTCTGTACGATACGACATTGCATACGGAATAAAGAGAAGGTTGTTATCATGCACGGTTAATGATATTCTTTGGTTATGTACATACACATCAATAAAGTCACAATACACTTCAGCAGGGTGAAGAAGAGATCCTCTCTCGCCAAAAGATACAGTTATTTCAACATCAAACTCTGCCGTGAAATCATTAATGACAGCATACTCTTCGTATTTGCCATCTAGGACTACTCTGGAAGTGACAGTTACGTCATCTTCATCACTCTTATCTATTGAATAGTGAAGGCTATCTACAGACAGAACTCCATGTTTTATTTCAGGGAAAAACATCTTCACGCTATGAGTGAACACTCTGGCTTCCTCTGTGAATATTCTACAGAAATCACTTGAGTAATTAGGGCTTACTCCTGTCTGGAATGTTGGATATCCATGATACCCACTAAAGCCGATGTATGGGTGAAGCATTTTTGCATCTGGAACCATATTCACAAACCCATGTCTATTCTTCATAAAAGAGCGATATGTATAGTTAAACTGTCTCATGTGGGACCCTTATATTTGAGTATAGCCGATTTCTGCTTCATTAAGAAGAGTCAATTCATCTCCGACAGCCGATGTAACAGCCTGCAATCTATCACTAACAGCGTGTACTGCCATTCCTACTGCATTATATTCGTTAACGAACATCATCATGTCATCAAGCTTTTGAGCTGTATTTAAGGCAAGAGAGTCAAGGGATGTTGTTACTTTTCCTATGATCGCTTCCATATCAGTGAAGTCTTGGGCAGTCAAGTCAATAACAGCACCCATTATCTCCTCAAGTTTAGCATCTCTAGCAGACACTCTTTCTAATTCATGTACCAATTCAGAGAACTTGGATACGAACGTGATTGCCGTAGAATATACCTTATCAAACTCCTCAGAGTAGAATGCATAGTTTTCTATTTGCTTTTCCATCTCAACAATTACGTTCTCAGCATTGTCAATAAGTAGAGTCTGTGTTTCGTTCACATCTTCCATATTGTCAATAAGTGCTTTATTGTCTGTAATCTTCTGAAGAAGAATTGCTATCTCACCCTTCTGTGAACGCATAGAGTCAATAAGTCCTAGAGCTTCTCTAAGAGCTGACTCCATTCTATTTACTTTACCATTAATATCAATATCGCCAAGGTGCTGAAGGATTGACTTATATGAGTCAGACACAGAGGTTTGGAACAATACCATGTCTGCAACATTCAGAGCAACACCAGAAGATCCTTCTCCGAGGTTTGATACAAGCTTTGCAGACTCTACTTCAACAGCACCCAAGATACCATCAACCCTATTAGATACTTCTTCAAAACGACCTTTTACTTTGATTACGTTATCAATAAGGTCAGCAACTGAGTCGTTCTCAATTAGTGCCTCTACGATTGCATAGTTATCTATGAAACGCTTTAGCTGCTCTCCGTCTGCATAACTGGTCTGACGTCCAGATAATATGTCTACAAGTGCCTCTACTTTTCCTTGTAACGCTACAAATTCTTCTTCATTAATTGCCATTTCGTGTTCCTTTTAGTGTTATTGTACCACCAGTTGCATTTGTAGCCACTGCTGAACTCTTTGTTTTTTGTGCTTTTATTCCGACTTTTGTACTAGCCGGTACGCTTAATCTTAATGTTTGTCTCTTCATGCCTACACCTTAAAAGTTGTTTGCTCTACACTGAGCCCTACGTTTGAGTCCTCTACGGACACACCAGTCTTAGTTCCACCGATACTAATCACTGTTACTTCTTCTTGAGGAGACAAAGTAACTGTTGTGGCAGCCCTGTTTACATCTGGACAATCTGAGTTCTCCGCATTTGGAAAACTGTGGAAAATCTTACCTCTAACCTTCACGATAGATTGGTTCAACACCATAGGGTCTATTACATATATCCCATATCCTATATGAGAAACTGTATTGTCTCCTATCTTGTGTCCATCCATATCAAAAGACTCAGGCTCAAGCTCAAGGTCTTCATTTTGATTTCCATCAAACAGAAAGAGTTGATAAGGTATATTTCCTTTCTTTAAAGATTGTACGTTTCTTCCTGACCTGACAAAGTAGTATCCGTCTTGCGACGATGCTATCTCAGCCTCTTTGAAGTCATTTTCTTTTTGAGTATATGTAACAGACACAGTAGACAGTTGACCAGATGAAAACCTAAAGACTTCCACCGAGCTGTCATTGTCGCAGAATACAGAGAACGTATTCCCAACTATGACCCTCGACGATCTTGTCGTTGCGTTCATTACACGACCTTATATGTACTTCCTACAACTAGAACACCATGTACATTCTCTGACATGACTTTATAATACACACCAAATCCAGAGTCGTCTAGTATGCCACTGTCAATAGTGTTCCCGTTGAAGTCTTGAAGCTGAAAAGGAATATCTCTTCCAACTTCTTTGTTTTTTGAATATGCAATAGCACAACCTCTCGGAGTACCAACCTTTTTAACTACAACACTGTCTGCTGCCTTAAAGATATAGAAGCTGTCATCATCTTCAACCGTATAGTCGTAGAAGTATGTTCTCTCAAAGGCATGCTGCATAGGTACACTTATCTCTGACTCGTAGCCATCTCTCGACAGCCTGTAGATTGACATAATTGGAACCTCACCATGATTGCTTAGACAGCCCACAGTAATAGAGTCACCCACATTAATAGGTTGCTCTTCTCCACCACCGCCCGGAACAAACAAGTCTTCACTTATCTTGAAATACACACCAGATGAATTTATGACGTATGCCACGATAGAATAGTTCCCTGGCTGTAATGCTTCAAACTCAAGCGTTGTTGTAGATGGGTCTGTGTACTCTTGGTATAAGATATTAATAAGAGCCTTCTCTTCTACATTTGAGACTTTTAACACCTTCTCTACTATCGTAGATTTGTATACTATTTGCCACAGTATCTCTGACACTTCAGAGCCACTCGTTGTACTAAGGGCTGCGGTATGCAATCCTGTTTGTGGATCTAAAGATACAGATATGTCTCCGGTGATTGTACTGAAGTCTTTTACTTGTCTCTCGTATTCATATGAAACTTCATCAGTAGAACCTTCAATAGTCCCTGTCGCTTCCATACGTAACATTCTGCTTGACCCAGCAATACCTGCAAGGGCTATTGACACCAAAGGAGTAGAGAAGTCAGTAATCTCTCTTACCATCAAATCATCTACGAAGAATTTCACATTGGAAAGAGTGTATCTCTGTGAGGTGTACATGCTAAGGTTTAAAATGTTGTCTTTAATCCCTCTGTCTTTTATAACAAAGAATGCCAACCCTCTGTCGATATCGATATCATCAAACACCAATGATTGTTCATTGTCTGTACTTGCAATAGTAGTAACATGCAGTGTGCCAACAAAAGATACACCGAATACACTTGTTCCTCTAGTGTCTACTGTGAACTCTCCAACCTCTGCAAAAATAAGGTCATATGGATCAATGAACTCAGTTCCGTTTTTCATTAGTATTTCAGCCACAACACTTTGAGGGAATACTCTTACTCCGTGGAAAAAGCCTACTTGGTTAGTGGACTCGAAATGTGGTGTGTATGGAATTCTTTCATTTTGGGTGATAGAGATAGAGTTGTTAACAAGCTCATATGAACATTGTCCTGCTTCTAGTATTGTAACATCTACGATACAAAGAGCTTCTCCATCATATTGTAGGATAGAACTCCCTAGATATGCATGTGTGTCTGTTCTGATCTCGCTCGCATCTTCCCATGCAGAAACAAGTATCTCTGCTTTGTCTGAAAAGTTCTGGTGAAGCTCTCTCACATCTGAGAATGCAACTTGATATCTTCCGTTTGAGTCAGCGACTACTACGTCCGACCATTGCTCTATATTGTTGGCAGGATCGTATACATATATCTGTACAGAACCTCCTGCAACAGGCATACTATCTTTAAGGATTTTACCTACAAGTGTAATCATATTTATGCTCCCACAAATTTATTTATTTAACATTGTACCAAAAAAGATTATATTAAGCCATAGCCGGCTGAGCCATTGGGGACATTTTTCCCTTAAAGAAATCACCTACTGACAGCTTCTTTTTAATGCTCTTAACTACACCTCTAAACTTCTTTGACAGCTTGCCGTCAACCATCTTGTCTGTCTTGTTACGCTTCTCTACGCTAATGGCATGATTTTTCTGAGCCTTGAGGTAATTACTTCTCTCAAAGTCTCCGCTGTCTAGCTCTTTTCCTACTGCTTTTCTTGTCTTCTCAGTCTTCGCTCTTCTTGCCGAAGCGATGAGTTTTGACTTAAATAGACTCGTTGCTAATTTATCCATACTATCTTCCTTTCTTTGTTGCATCATAGAACCCAATAAAAGGGTCAAGATCTATACCCATAGTAAGACCTTTTTTTGCCGAGTCAGTAAACAACTGCTTAGATGCCATAAGCTTTGTCTTCACATCATGGATTGCTTTTTGTCCAAATGGAACGTGTATTGCAAGTTGGTCGCCATCATAATCTGCGTTCTGTCCATTCTCTATCTCTGGTGGTATATGCATTACATTTCCACCTGAGATTTTAGCATAGTGGCCTGTCATATTATGCTTGTGCAATGCAGGTGCTCTGTTAATAACTACAGGTACATCCTTCATTACTTGAGTAAGAACATTTGTGGCAGTCTCGTTTCTTTGCTCTATCATTTCTTTTGCTCTGTCGTTAGGGATACCCATTTGTGACATCTTCCTAGTAACGTGGGGCTGAAATGCACTCCAAGCTACATGCTTTGGTATTTCTACCTGGTCCATACCTAAAGACTTTGTGTGAGGAACAATAACAGCTCTACCGGAACCAAAGACTTTATTCTTTAGTATCTTCTGGTGCCAAAACGATGTCTTAGGGTTCGCTCCAGACACTATGTCCATAACACTCTTTGTCTCTTTTCTAATCATCTTTGGGTCAGGAGATACATTTGTTCCAAACATAGCCCCTACGTGTGCCTGCAATTCACTGTGTAATCTGTTCCTTAGAGAAGCAGGTACATCTTTATCTAGTTTTTTTATCTGATTTGCAGATCTAGCAATATTTGAATAGTGATTATTTACATCATGCTCAATAATACTTCCGTCTGGCATTTTTGACGGAGGTCTCATCTTAACAGGAAGCACTGACACTTTTGACATAAACATAACGTCTGCAGGGTTCTCACCTAGACCATCTATCTTCTTTAAAGACTTGATGGCTTTCATTGCTCTGTCTGCCTTAGCTGTGTCTTTCGTACGCTTAATCATATCTTTCATGTGTTTAATTGTAGGTTTTATTCTAGCCCCACTTATCTTTTTATACACACTGTCAATTCCATGTTCTGCAATATGACTATCTAGTCCCTTCTCTGTTACACCCATGAGTGCAGCTACAGGTTTCTTATACAGTGGATTGATTACTTTTACACCTAAATCAATATGCCCATAGTTCTCACCGTGACCACCGAATATACTCGTATCATAAAAGCCGCCTGCTACAGGGTCCATAGTGTTTCGTTTAAGACCAAAAGGCTCATTTACTACACCACTACTTCTCTTTACTACATCCTTATCCAATAGAGGCAAGATATGTCTTCTGTTTCCGTCTTCTCTGACTTGTATATTCATCTGATTAAGAAGACCATGGAAATTGTCTCTCGCAGACTTTCTCTCTGGTGCAGGAGGAATACCACCGGCTTCAAAAGCAGAGAACCACTTTTGGTTTCGCTGAGACTTTACTGTCCCTACTTCTCTAAGAAAATCTCGTGCATCATGTGCAAGAAGTGCATTTATTTCCATATTGGATACAGAAGCTGCAGACTCTTTCCCACCCTTTTTAGGTTGGTTAAGAGCATCTACTGGTCCATGCCCTATTGCAGAGTATGTCCCTTCCCCTTGCTTGAACAGTTTCATGATGTTATAGTCTGCTACAAACACAGGTTGCTTCAGCGTAACCTTTCTTAATGGGTCGTATACCTTGTGATATAGCTTCACCCCATTCTTCTTAGCTTCATCGTTCGCAAAATTCCTAAGATCATTATGAGTATAGTGAGGAAGGACATACGGCTTTCCTGTCTTTTTCGCCGTCTCACTCAAAGAAGCCTCGATAATCTGAGCTGGGTTTTGTCTTGAGTTTACACCTGCACCACCGAGTATTACATCGATAGGATTTCCCTTCTCGTCTCTAGGCATATCATTGTCTGGAATTACGGCTGATATAATACCTTTATTCCCACTACGCCCTGCTATCTTGTCACCCTTGATAAGAGGTGCTTTGTATTCAGCGATGACTCTATGCTGCGAGCCTTTGGTTGACACACTTGTAACAACACCTGTATTGTCACCCTTCCACTTCTGCATCACTGGTGCCATTCCTCCGTACAACAGTTTCTTCACTTTGTCGTTTGCAAATCTAACTTCTGACGGGTCCATCTTTTTCATGCCTAATACGATAGGTTCATCTTTGACTACAGACTGTCCCTTCAGCATAACCCCATTGTCACCATACTTAGATAGATCCAACTTCTTTACAACTTCAGGGAACATTGCAGCAAACTTCTTTTTGTCTAGGATTGTACCTTTTGTGCCATCTATATCAAACTTAGATGAATGGACGGATGTAAGCTTCTTCGCTGCACTCTCGGATACAACAAACGCATCATTACGTGTACCTGGATACATCATCCATGCAGTTCTAAGGTTCTTGCCTATTGCAAGCTCTCCATTTTTTGAGAAGTTAGAGTCAGCGAGGGCTTGTCCTTTTGATATCTTATCCCCTGCCTTCACTATAGGCTTATGACTTATGAATGTCTTAGTGTTCAGTTGCATTGGGTCTACGGCATAATCTTCCATATGCTCTTTGCCAGACGTGTCAGTATAGTGTATTTTCCCGGCTCTTGTATCTACTCTACTCACTTTACCATCAAACTTAGATGTAGGTAAATGCGAATTGGCAAGTCTCTTCAATAGACTTTGTCCATCTTTACCCTTCAGACTTACAGGGTTAGCATCAGCATCCACTAAGGGTAAGGCTTGTAACACATGCTTGGACGCCATTAGGTTTCTTGTTGGGTCGTTTGAGCTTATTATGCCAAGAGCGTTCATTGCTGGCCCGTAGATGTCCTCTGAGTCAACTATCTGATAGTCAGCATGCTTGATGTTACCCACCGTCATATCTGAGCCCTGACGTATTCCTACCTCACCATTCTTTTTAGGGTCTGGGAATGCTATCTTCTTCTTCCATAGTTCGCCTACAGTTTTAACCTCTGACTTTCCTGTCTTAAGGTTCTTTACACGCAAAGAAGCATTTCCTTTACTATCAACGAATGCTCCATGTGTTGTGCTGAGTGTTACACCTGTATTTGCACCTTCTGGTGACTTAATAGGATCAATAAACCCAAGCTGAGATAAATGCAAGGAACGCACAGACGGAGTAATCATTTCGGTAGATGTAATTCCACCCTCACCCATAGGAGTAATATCGCTACCACCTTGTAGTGTCTGCAATGGATTGTACTCTTCAGGCATTCTTGATATTGCACTTGTGGTTAAGAAAGTCTTGGCTGCATGTTTGAGTGTAGGCTCTTTCATTATCTCACCAACAGTAACCTTTTGAAACGGGTTGTTTAGTAACCCTTTCATTCTAGCTTCAGGCTTACGAATGTCCCTCGCTACGCCTTCTACAAGTAGCTTCTCTGGAGTGATGATTTGTTTGAACATGAGATTTTCTTTGTCATCTTCTTCTTCTGTGCCACGCTTAACTCCCACGTTTCGCTTGATACTCAACAACATTGTGTTTTTATCTACAGTTGTGGTTGCCTTGCCGAGTGTATGTTCTGTTACACTAGGGTCTAGCTCTGTCTTTTTAAAGTAGTCAGTAAGACCAACCATGATTTCTTTATGGGGAGGAGTTATGTCTGGACCAGTAAGACCAAGAGTCTGAGAAAGCTTCAGAGCTGTACCTTCAACATTCGACTTCTTTCGCAAATGGGTAGCCACATCCTTACCTATCGTCCCATCAATCTCTTTGTCTGATGCACCAAGTATCTTAGCGACATCCAACGGGTTAAATTGACGTGATCCAATCTGTAGCTTTACATCATCCTTATCCTGTGGAGACACTAGCTTCATTCCTGTACCATTCTTCACGTTCATCATGGTCTCTACATCACCATTGGCTTTATTGAGAGTGTACGCCCCTGGCTTAAGTCTGATTTGGTTAGGAAGGTTATATGTGTTCCCATCAATTACGAAACCACCTTTCTTGGTATATAGAGGTACGTCTCCAATATGTACACCTTTTTTATGGTCTACAACCTTTCCTGTTTCGTTGTCTAGGATTGTTATGTCAGCCTTGTATTTTTGTGCCATTGTTCCACCACTATTAATAGTCGATGTCAACTTTCTAAAAGACTCGTCTGTTTTTTGTGGTGTCACATTGGAATACAATAGAGACTTGTATTTACCTTCAACTTTCTTGCCCTCAAAAGCTTTTGTAACTTCTGTTCTCATCGCTGAGTTAAGCTCGTTGTGGTCTCTATTTAAACTTGTCATATCTACTCCTGTTTGTATTCTGCATTATACCGTCTTAATATTACTCTTGAGGTAGCTCATAGAAATCAGCAGCAACAAGCCCAAAAGACTCATCGTTGTATGACTGATTTGTATACCCTCTTACACGCACGTATACCTGCCCTGAAGCATTTGTGTCTACATCAAACATGAAACTAGCCATGGTCTCACCTAGTCCACTATGCTGCCATACTCCCTCCATCTTTATGATGGTTGGCTGAACAGCAATCAGTGCATCTAATGATGCCACTTGATTTATCATCGTTGTGGATGGTGATATTCTAAGTTGTTTGCTTCCTGCTTCAACTATAAATCTGTCATTTTGTGCTTGGTCAAGTGAGTCCACGCATAGCATATGCACAACAACTCTGACCTTTGCGGATACAGGAAGTCCTCCAACCGTCTTGTATATTCCGTGCCAGTAAGGATGAGATAGTCTATCCATAAAACTGCCCAAAATATCATTGCTTGTAGCTCTAGCGTAGTATGAGTTCTCTCCAAAAGAAGATCCAACTTCTCTCTTTATGAACCCCTCAAACCGAGGCTTCTGTATACCAACAAAGATGTGACTCGTTTCTATTACCCCAGGTATAGACTTGTGGAACCAGAAATCATCATTCTCATGATCCATTCCCATTACTGTAGCCCCTTTGTATATACCATACAAGTCTTGTCCAACTCTTTCGATAATTGTCTCTTCTTTACTATACTTCTTGAGACCATCATTGTATGTCTTGCCTGCAATAATATTGTCTATATTCTTTTGCCCTAAATACGATGAGTAGATATCTAGCTTAGACAATCTTCCATCACTGTATATTACTTCGCTGTTATACAAAGAAGCACCAATCTTGGCAGTGCCTGCAAAAGTCTTAGAACTCAGTGTTCCATCGCTATCAGTCTCTAGTGAATGAGGCAGGTTCTTTCCATTCGCCGTAACCCTGTCAAACTGTATACCTCTTGCGTTTACAGACACAATGAAATCTACCCATGTATTTAGCAGTTCCGTAGGTATTGCATAAGATGAGTAGTTCCATACTCCACCTGCACCCTCTCTCCATTGGATATACATAGACTCACCTCTGGTTCTGATATGTAACCGGTTGTTTACGGTATTTCCAACACCTACAATAGACACTCCATCATAATATGCTCTCATGTGTACAGACTTAAAATCTACCTGTTCAACGCCAGTATCTATTACATTAGCCTCTGACATAATTAGAGCTGTCTCCCCATTATACATTTCCTTCTGAGAAGAAGGAAGGTTGTCTATATCCAGACTGTATCTTAATGCACCATCTTGTGCTTCATTCTTCAGTGCCTCCATACGCTCCCATAATCTACGCTTGCCTTTTTCTGCTGAATATGGTGTGACTTTCACTGGAGCAATCAAATGTTCTGGTCTAAAGGATGTGGCTCCTACTCTCGTAGCCATTGCAATACATGCTTCTTCTGGCTCATCTTCGCAATGAACAAACAAGCCTCCTCCTTTAGGGAAGCCGTCTATAGATCTGTCAGTAGGCCATTCTTCGGTAGCCAAAAGCATAGCCTCTGCATCTGTGAGTTCTCCCTTGATAACCTTTAGCTTCTTATACCATCCTGCATATCTATAGCTGGCATCACCTAGCCATCCACTGAAAGCTATTCTATCTACCAACTGAGGGTCTACAGCATCAGGGACTGTGGCGAAGTGCTGTAGTGTTTGTCGTATTCCATTTACGAAGATATCCCCGTACTTACCCTTCTTGAATGTTATGGAGATATGACTCCATCGGTGTTGAACAATAGTCAAGGGAATACCATAACAGTCACTTGCTCCTGTATTGAAACCGAACCCACTATTGTATTGATATATAGAGTGGCTGTACATTCCAAACATCATGCCAGATGCAGTAGGGTAAAGCATCCCACTAAGAGTGATCGCCTCTGTGTCTTCATCCACAGGAAGGTTTTCTATCTGGAACTGATCGTGACCTACATGAAGTTGTCCACTGTACAGTTGAGCCTGATTGGTCCCACCTACAGCATTTATATTCTCTCCTGTAATCATATCTTGTATACTATCTTTGAAAGGGTAGGCTCTAAGAGTTCTATTATCCTCAAGAGTTTCATATCTGCTATCTGCTTCAAAAGGGAGAAAGTCTTTCTTGAATTTTCTATCTATAAAATCCACATCTTTCTGAGTCATCCCTCTATTGAATATCCTGATATCAAACATAGACACTCCTCCATAAGAGTACCCTGCCCCAAGGATTAGTTGTCTATCGTACTTTCTGAAAGGCTTCAGTGGAACATAGTCTATAATTTTGTCTCTGCCAACCCATACCCTCATACGCAAAGGCTCTATAGATACAGTTAGATCAAACCACTCCTCATGAGGGATAGCACCAGACTCAGAGTCTGCACCATCATTGTCTTTGTCTTCACTATCATTCCTACAGTGGAGCTTTGTCTTGTCGTCAGGGAACACCCATAGTCCTGGTTGTCTGCTTCCATTTCTAAGGTCCCAATACCCAATTCCAAATATATTGACCCATCTCCCATCGTTTGCAGCGTCTATCCGAACTCTTGCCGTAATAGATGTTGCTTCCCACGTGCTTCTTGGTATGTTATTGTTTGTATATGCATAATTGTTGTTTGAGTCCGTAGCTCTAAACTCTAAACACATCTTACCATCAACAACATTGTATCTATCATAGTTGTAGTTTGTGTAAATTCTCTGTCTGTTCAGAATTTCACTTCCAGACCCTTGCATAGGAAAATAGAACTTCTCACTACCGTCTCCAAAAAAGTCTTTATAGCCATCTTCACCTTGTTTGTTTCCGCCTGCTGAAAAGTACATGTTTATCCTTTGATTTCTGTTGTTGTTTTAATACCGTTAGCGATAGAGATTGTGACTCCACCCTCTGCTGTTTCTGTTTCTGGATTAGGCATACTACTATCGTCAGTCCTGCCCATTGCATCAGCGTAATGTTTACGCTCTTGTATTCCATATGTCTGCTGTCCCATAACGATTATCTCTGACGTACCAATAGCTCTACTTCTAATCATTGCTCTAAACTTAACACCTGACTTATAAAAACTGCCTACAGATATACCGTCGTTCATTGAGGTTGAAGCTGTTACCTCTGGTGTTTCTAATGAGGGAGGAAGTATTGACTGTGCTGTTACTTCTGTGAATGTTCTTTCCATTCCAGATATCCCTGTCTGAGCTGAGTTTAGTGTCACTCCATCAGGCTCAGGACTATCGCCTACTATAGTATGGGTTTTCAACCATCCGAAATTATATCTGTGTATATTGCCCATTGTATCAAGTCTCTCTGTTGTGATAGGGTCAACATTAATACTCTCTCGTATTATTAGACTCATTCAGATCCGCCAATATAGAATTCGTAGTCACTTGAACCCATACTGACTTCACCCCATGCATCTTGGTAGAAAGAGGATGCTGCCATATTTTGTGCAAGCATTAGCATCTTATTGTGATACTGTTGTGCAATAGAGAAATACTTGTCGGACTTGTTAGAGAAGTCTATTTGCCCCACGTTGTCATCGCCTAGTGTCATTTGGTTCCTGTTCTCTTGTTGAGCTACAGACTCCATAAGTTTAGCAATTACACCATGTAGAACAATCAGGTCAGGCATCTTATCTTTTCTTGCAATAAGTGATGGGATAGTAAGTACAATCTCTTCTCTAACGTCAGCATCAAACATAGCTATCTCGTCATCATCAAACTGCTCCTTGCCATTAAGCAAGTAGTTCAGTTCTTTTCTGTCTCTAAGATACGCTTTTACTTTTTCTGGATCTAGCATTGCAGTCTCCTTAGTTGTTAACTACTACAGGTGAACCACCACCACCACCGCCACCTGCAGCATACGCAGATACACCACCGGCAGCATACAATGGCTTATTACCAAAGTCTTTATACATACCTGTCTGCTTATATGACTTGTGTACATCTTTGAGGAAGCCTTTACTCTTCGGCACTTTAGGAGGTACTGCCGCAGGACTTGAAACAGTAGTATTTGCAGTCGTTCCTACCCCAGAAGGAGCAGGTGTAGTTGAAGGTGTCCCTTTCGGTACATTCGGCACGTTAGGATTAGGAACATTGTTGGCAGGAGTCATCTTGCTAGGGTTCATTATTGTAGCTTGTTGAGTTGGAGTTTTAACAGGAGTTGATGTGACCTTACCTTTTGCACCTTGAACGGCACTGGTTTGACTAGGAGACCACTTAATCTTACCTCTAGCCATATTGTCTTGCATACTTCCTGCAGGAGCACCTGATACAGTTCTGCTTTTCCCTGCCATTTCATTTGTAGCTCTAGTAACACGTCTATTTACTCTGCTTGCTTGTACGTTGGATTTAGCTTTTGATTGCATCATGGCTCTACCACGTGCAGCCATCTTGCCTGTTGAGTTTCTGGCCATCATATTACCGATGGTTCCCTTGATACCCATTCCTCCGGTACTCTTAAGTCTGGCAGCCATAGGATTTGCTTTACTTACTCTGGAGGCATGAGCATTCATCATCCCCATACCTTTTGCTTTCATTCCCTTAGTAGGTCCATGCTTTGCAAGACCTTTACCTATTGTCTTTGCAATCATCCCTCCTAAGAAGGCTTCTTTATCGTATTCTAGTCCTGCCATAGCCAATTTCAACATCACTGTTCCCTTGCGTATAAATTTTTATATCATTATAGCATAGTGTTGTAAGAAAAGCACTATATGTTAATTAGGTAACTCACCATACATATCTGACCATTGTATTCCCCGGAAGTATCAGGAACAACAGTTGCCACGTTGCCACTAACTGTACAATCCACCTCTTCAAGAACACCACTAGCGAACTTTATGTTACACTTACCACCTATCAATCCACCAACAGGAGAGTGAGCTAAAGTCAAGTTGTTTCCCACGATAATGCCTGCATCATTCACCACTTTGGCTTCCTTGATAAAGTCTGCTACAACATCAGCAACCCCACCACGAGTGATAAGGAAATCACTATCTACTGCTAGGTCTGGATTATCGCTCACCTTAACCCATGGAACAAACTTTGATGTAATAAGCACATCGAAGATCACATCTGTCATGCTGTACTTTATTCCTGCTGCATCAGAAAAGATACGATACAAGTTCCCGGTTCTAGCATCAAACAAGTCACCGAAGAAGTGGTCTATATATTCTCCGTTCCCGTCTATATTGTCAGGCTCGTCTTGAAAAGAGGCAAGCCAATTCTTTGTCCAGTTCTGAGCTGCTACAATCCCTATACTTGAGTTCTGTCTTATTACAACCTCTTTTTTCCATAACGCACCTGCCATTGTGTCTCCTTAATATCTAGTTACGAATTATGCCATAATATGCATACGTTTACCTAGTCTTGAATTTTAAAGCGTGAGCCTTGATTATCTTCTTTTTGATAGCACTGCATTCACCTGGAGTTCTACTTCCTGTCACACTACCTTCTCTTTTACTCTCGTATGCATACCATATAGTGTCATGGTGCTTCATTGTCATATTGTTACCAAACATGTTACCCATGGCTTCTATATCTTCCATCATCCTAACCGACACTATGTCAGAGTACACTTTTACATACACAGATGATCTTGCAACAGCACCGGCTAAATAAGCATATGGCTTCGCAAACAACTCGTTTGCTGATTTTGGCTGTGGGTATATAGATGCTTGTGTATGCACAACTGCCTCATCATCATAAGATGGATCTGTCGTGAGGTAATCATCACTGTCCATTCTCATTGCCCACTTTGTCTCTACGGCATAAAATCCCACATAATTAGCATACCCCTGTCCCTTATTCTCTTTCAGGAATATAACTCTATCTTTGTATTGCAGTAGTCCAGCCTTATGCTTTTCGTCGCTGCCATCATCTACGATGATATACTTTATTCCATATTTGTCAAGGGATTTTATTGCCCTCGCAAGGAGGGACTTTGGGGTGTTGTAGTGAGGGATAACCGCAGTGAGGTTATCGTGCCTCATTAGGCTGCCGGAGAAGTTGGGTCAAAAGTAATATTCTCATACTCATCAAGACCAAGAGCACACCATCTTTTAATAGGGTAGTTGTAGCTATTAACTTCGTATGCAAGAGTTGTAAGCACTCTATTGAAATAAGCCGATGTCTCTCTTGCCTCAAATACTACCGGTGTTGGTACGCCAGTGTCTAGGTTATTAACAACACACAGTCCTAGTCCTGACTTCGTATGGTCGTTAACTCTAGCAACACATACAGAGTATGGTCTTGAGTAGTTAAGCTTGTTTACTTCAGCAAGCGTCAACTCTTCCATTAGTCTCGCAATAAGATCCCCATTAGAGATAGTAGCCGAGCCACTCCACGCAATGTTTCCATATCCATCATTATACTTCTTGTTACACTTAAGGAAGTATCCCGTCTCTCCATCGTGGTGAAGAGTGATAGGGCCATGCATTGCATCCAAGTCCTCTTCTAGGTCAATACTGATTTCTCTAGTGACAGAGAAGTTGTAGTCACCTTCAGAAGATACAATTCTACCCCAACCGATAGCACCGTTGTCATCTACACCAAGCATAAGGTCGTGCCCTGTAGATACTGTGAGTTGCTCTTCACTGATACCATTGAATAAGTCGATAACAACATCTGGCTTAGCTTGCTTTAATAGAGCTGTGCCCATTTCCTTCTCAATCTTATCAAGAGCAATCGCACCAAGAGTAAAGTTCTCATCCATTTCATCAAATGTAAGCTCTGAACCTTTATCTGTTCTGTCTGTAAAATATGCAGAGTGAGCAATCATACACGTAAGTCTTGAACCAGACCCCATGATTGTATATTCTGTATCTTTAGTGAAGTGATACTTAGAAAGTAGAACATCACCAGTTGTAGTTGGAGCTACTCCGTCCATAGTAGGGACAGATGTTCCACCTGCAGTTGCTTCCATTGTAAGGTTGCCAGATCCATCTGTGCTCCCACTTTCTATCTTTAAAGAAGAAACTAGGTATATTCCTGTCTCTGGTGCTGTGAATGTTGCGTCATTTGATACTTCGTTTACTAACAAGTTATTTACGCTTGCTGTTGGTGCTAGGTATGGCATGTGTGTTCCTTTAGTGTTTTTGTTTTTGTTTCATACAATTATAGCAGAAAAGATTTCATGCTACAATGCTTCTTTAATGGCTTTGCAAGTATTGCATTGTCCACATGGCTCTATGCCTACGGGAACCCTGCAAGAGAACGTGCATTCAAAGAGATTACCCATTTTAGCGATAAGCTCTTTCTTTGTTTTGCCTGCAAGAGGATATGTAAGTTCAGCACAACTTGTCCCCTTGCAACCTCTGAAAAGCTCGGTGTTGTTTATGGTTTGAGGGAAGGCTATAGCTTCTGCCTCGTCATCTATAAACCCTACAGCTACAGCAATAATGTCTTCTCTGTTTCTGGCAATATTAGCTGCTGTTTGGATATAATACCAACTGTCTCTACCTCCACCCATTGCGGTTGCATCTACTGTCACATCCATATATTCAAAGTCATACCCTCGTGCGTGTAGTTCTGCTATCACTCTTGCACAAGCAACCATCTCTAGTTGCCATCTATTTGTTTCTGTCTTGAGTATAAGATGAACCACCAGGACATCACTACCACTCTCAAGCTCTTGTAAAAGCAGAGCTGTTGAGTCTACGCCTCCAGAAAAAAGCACCATTCTCTTCATCTAACACCTCCTGTATTTTAACGGAGACTCGGTGAGGAGTCTCCTATAAAGCACAGTCCTTATAGAACTGCACCGTCACCGCCACCACCTGCAGGAGTAGTTGTAACTACGTCACAATCTGTCCCACCTGTAAGTCCACAGTTAAGTGCATCTAAGAAGATTGTACCTAGAGCAGAGAAGTCGATAGATGCGATATCAGCAGACAATACAACTTCTGTACGGTCAGCCTTGCGATCTTCAAGACCTTTAATCTCTACGTCAAGTTTCTTGTCAGCATCTTTTAAAGATGTAGCTGAACCAAGGTACTCAGTTGTAGCATCTGGTGCATATGAACCATCAGCTTCAAGACCTGCACCTACTTGTGTATCGTCAAGTTCATCACGGACACCCTGGATAGAACCAGAACCACCACCAGAAAGACTATCGATCTGAGCCTGTAATGCAACTTCAGCAGCAGTAGCACGAGTTTCCTCATCTGCAACAGCTTGAGCAAGTACAGCTTCAGCCGCTAGTGCTCTAGTCTCTTCAGTAGCAACTGCATCAGTAACGATTTGCATAATTGAACCAGCGACAGTTGCGTCACCTTCAAGAATGTCAAGACGTGCATCAAGTGCATTATCAGCAAGACGAGACTTACGTGCTAGACGTCTGATTGCTCTACGTAGTGTATTCGCACGGTCAGCACCTTCAGCAGTTACATCATGAATGTACTCGTATAGGTTTGTTGCATCTGAAGCTGCGGTGTCTGGTGTAAACGAACCATCAGCATTAAGCCCTGTACCAGTTACAATGTCTCCAACGAGAGTAGTAAGGTCAGCAAGGTCAGCATCAGAAGCACCAGTTGCAGTCTGAATAGCTGCAAGAGCATCATTGATAGCTGTTTCAGCAGCAGTTGCACGAGCAACCTCATCAGTGATAGCTTGAGTATTGTCTGCAACATCAGATGCAAGAGTTGTAAGTGATGCATTTGTTGCTGTAACGAATGTGTCGTATGCAGCGATGTGTGCAGCAAGTGCAGTACCGTTAGTTGAACAACATGCAGCGTTAGCTTGTTCAGCCGCCATTGCACGTGCTCTCTCAGCCGCTACTTTAAAGTCTACTGAACCTGCAACTGTTTCGTCACCCTCTAAGCGAGCAATAGTTGTTTCTACTGCTGAAAGACGAGCAAGGATTGCATTAAGTGATGTGATGATGTTCTGAGCTTGGTCAAACTCCGGTGTCGAAGGGTCAGCATCAAGAATGTCTTGAATTACCTGGATCTTCGCTTGTAAAGCATCGACATCAATATCATGTGTTCCGACAAGATTGTCTATAGCGTTTTTGATCGCTGTACCTGTATGGGCACCAGAGATCGCCATTAAGTGTTGTAGCAAGGCTACCATTTCTGCGTTTGGCATATTTTTCTCCTAAAATTGGTTGAGTTTAACTCAGTTCTTATTGTACTATTTTTTATGCAAATCTGCTAGGGACTTGCTCACAGGGAACATCTAGTATAAACGTGGTTCCAGTCTTGTTTGTCTTATGTAACCAAAGATCACCTCTTGAGTCCCTAAGTATCTCTCTGTTGAGATATAGACCTGCTCCACGAATAACACCATTCTTCTTCTTGGTTGATGAATTCAAGTTGAATATCTTACTTTGGAACTCCTCTGGTATACCTGTTCCGTTGTCAATAAGTGCAACTCGTGCAAGCTTAGTGTTGTGTCTCGCCTTTGTTGACATGAACTTATACAGTATCACTATTGCAAGTGGTGTACCTACGCCTAAATCATGAGTGCTTAGGAAATCAATAGCCTTTGCTAGGCTTCTGTCTAGTCTATTCATCTTGTAGTGTACAACTTTATTCAGAGACACAACGATATGACAAGACCCTGCTTCTAGCGAGTTCTTTATATGATTAACCAAGATGTTCATAAGCTCATGGTTTTTGAGCCCTGACCCATGGTCTATTCTGTAATTACGTAGGGACACATCTATATCGTATGTATAGTTTGTCCTATTGTATACACCCATTATGTCAAAGGTGGCTTTGGCTATGTCGTATATACTCTTGTTACCATTTGAGTATCGTATCTGTTTAACATCAGCCATTCTCTCTATAAATACGAAAGCCTGTCTGATATTGTTATCTATTATCCTCTTGAAGTTTGACATCTCTGCAAACTTCTCAGGCATTGTGCAAGAGGTACATGGCGACGAGCCTTTGTCAACTCTATTACAAGTAGATGCTACCTCCATATTAGAGAACACTTTGTCGCACAGTTCTTTCACTACAGACAGAGGAGTGTTCAGCTCGTGATGTAACTGCTCTGCAAGCATTGACATATTCTTATTATGCAGGGATGCAGTGTTGCTTGCCCCGTCTTTGAGAGACTTTATATTACTGCTTATAAGATATCGCATAAGAAAGATAAGTGACAGCACCATAAGGAAAACATACAAGGTGAGAATTGTGTTTGTATAGAATGTACACAGGCTTCTGACAGATAGACCAAGTGTAACTGAGTGGTCTTTTGTTTCTACTGGTATCACCAATAGGTCTTCGATTAAATCTGTAAACCCTACATTTTTATGTGCAAGCTCTGTATACTCACCGTTCTTTTGGTGATATACTCTAACCCCGTCTACATCAAAATATGCACAGTTAAGTATCTCACACGTCTCAGTTATAGAACCGTTGTTCGCTATTGACACAGTGGACACTGTGCTTTGTGCATATGTCCTCCACTCACCAAGGATGAAGTAGAAGGCAACTGTTACGACGAATGCATATGCAATAGCAAATACAATGAAGAACTTGGCAACAAACGATAAACTCTCCGGATCAGCAAAGGCTCTAACTCTTAACATCATTTATTTCCCCTAGAATATCCCTAAGCATATCTATACGGTTCGTAGTGAAAGGGTTCTTCATGTATGTCTTCTCTACAATGCTCTCGCCTGCATACTCTTCATACTTCTTCATGAACCTATATATCTCTGCATTCTTCTCGTTCATTGAGTGAGATGTAAAGAACCTCATAGCAGCCTTTGGAAATCTGTCACTTATGATTTTATGTGCATCTATCCCGTCAAGTATCACAGTGTGTCCATCAACGATAGCATATCCGCCTATAGTGATGTCTAGCACAGCCCCTACGATGTTATTTAGTCTTCCCTTATCCAATTCCCCTCGGAGCATAAAAACAGCCTGTGGTGTGCTCACCTTGAGGAACTGTAGTTCTGCTGCAAGACCACCTTCTGCTTGCAACTCTTTAATATTGTCATCAAACAACAAAGTGGCTCCAGAACTGTCATCTAGGATTACAATCGTTGGCTTGTTCGCATCGAACCCTCTTGGGTAATCTAATGAAGGAGTCTTTGTATCAGATAGACGTATTGTCATCTTGTTCTTAACAGAGTCAAGCTTGTCCTCATCTACATCTGTATCTTCTGATGTACCGCTAAATAAGTCTTTGAAAAATGAAATCACTTCGTACCACCTTTTGTGTGTGTATGTTGTTTGTTGGTAAGTCCCATATCAGAGAACAGCATAGGGTCAAACTTATGCACTGTTACTAATGCAACAAGAGCAAACATTATCACTACGATTATTGGAAGTATTGTAGATACAGAAAATATCTGTCTCAATACACTCCCTCTTACTAATCCTGTATGGTATATGACAAGTAGTTCCAATTTGGCGTGAACAACTTTCATCATGGTGTCAGTATAGTGTGATTGTGTCATATCTCCCTTAGTCTTCGTCTTATCACTAAGATAAACCAGAAACTCAATAATGGTTTCACCACTAAGTTCGTTAGGGTTTTGAGCCTTCAACTTGCCTATCATTTCAGATATGTCTGAGTCAATAGTGTAGTCATTAGTAAAGGCAACGATACTCATCTGAACATCTTTCAGTTCTCTGATGAGCTTCTCTACGTCTTTAATCTGTACATCTTTCTTGTCTGTGAATACACTCATGAAACTCATACTGCACCCTCTAATACTCTCTCGCCCAAGTCAGCTCTGTCTTGTATGCTCATTCTCAGTCCAAACTCTGAACTCAACTGCTTATTCTTTAGCAAGCCTGCAACAGTATCTCCGAACGGGAACAATAAGTACATCTCTTCAAAAGGATCTAGCTTTGCTTCCTTGTATGGGTGACAACCAACAGACACAACATCACTCTCAAAATATGCACTGTGTACATATGGTGTTATAACAGGATCGAGTACCCATCTCTCCCATACAGCAGGATGCCATACGTGAGTTATCACATCAGGAGTTCCTATAGTACAAACAGGCTCTCCTCCTTCTACATAGCCATCAGCTACGTAACCATCAGCCATATATTTAGGTGCAGATGTTCTGCTTCCTTCAACATAACCGTCAGCGACATAACCGTCAGCGACATACTTCGGAGCAGACTGCGTGTCACCCTCTGCATATCCTGCTGAGACATAACCACTCTTGTAGTAACCATCTGGTGCTTCTTGTCCTTCTACGTATCCAGAAGCTACATAGCCATCAGCGACATATTGTTCCTCTTGTTGGCAAGAGCCACCTTCTATATATCCACTTTCCACATAGCCCGGAGCAGAATAAGTTTCCCCTGTTCCAGTGCCAGTGCCCTCAGTTATGATTTCTTCATCATACCCATCGACAGTTTTGGTCCATGTACTACCTGGGCTTATGTCAGTAGATACTTCTTCTCTCTTGACACAATCTGTTTCTAGTCCATCAGTAGGGGCAACAATAGGGACTCCGTAGCCACTAGACGTTGCGTCTGTGCTTACCCAATTCATGCTACACCTCGTTTCTTACAGCAAGCTTTGAACCAAGCACTGAGGCTGTATACATAACTCTATCTTCTACATCAAAAAGAACTGCATCCAAATACCCTTTCTCAAGGATAAAATATGTCCTACCGCCTATGATAAGTTCTTTCATCGTAGCTTTTTCCTGCATAGCATCAGCTCCTATAACCCCTAAGAAAAGGTTCGGGCTATCAGCCTTGATAAAGGTCGCTCCACTACTATTAACTGACATTATTGTAGGTACTGCAATCTCATTGGCATCTTCCATGACACCATAAGACAATAGTGTATCTCCGTCAAAGCCAAGCATCATCATTTGATAGAACTGCTCAGTTCCCATATTAGGCTTACTAGGGACAGTATATGATGCACCTGTAGACAAGTCTGCTATTCTTATCTCGTTAGATGTATCCCCTGAACTTGCTATCAAATGTCTCCCTTTCACAAATCCTTCGTGATCGTCCTCTATCATGTTAGAAAAGACATCTCTTTCTGTGATTGCAACATTCTCTTTATCTATGGTGTATATTCTTGCATCGTGTACTTCAAAGCTTATAACGACAATCTCAGTAGGCGACATCCACCACATATCCTTCTGTAACCCCTTGTCTGGATCTCCATTTTGAGGAGGAAGATTGAATGTTGTAGACTGACCCCCATCCACTATTACTACCTCTAGCTTGTTCTCATACATCCCTGCATACATCGCCCCATCTGGTGAGATGTGAGACTGCTCAAACTTATGAGCTACCAACTTATCCACTCCTGTCGAAAGGGAATATACACGTTGAAACTCCTCAAATCCAGCAGTAGCATTACCGTTGTCCGCAATAGACACAGGAGCTATACCGTTACCAAAGAACACTGGAGAGAGTAATGATGTGTACCCACCTCTCTCTGCTGAGTTAGGGATAACAATAACATTCTTGTTTCTATCGCCTTCTAATAGACTCTCTAATTGTACGAAGTTGTCGTCAAGCTCTCTGTGAGACAGTGGTCTAAGTAGGTTCTTGTATAGGTTGATTGGTTTCTTAGGCATTTCATTTTCCTTTAGGGTAATTGTTTATTGTGTAAGTATATCTAAAATGGAGAGTTTTTTATAGACTATCCACAAGAGGTATGTCGTGAACAATACTCTCTCTCATAGTTCGGAGTCGAACCATCATCTCTTTTGCATTACGGGCTATTCTGTTCTCTGCAACACCTACTTCTTTCAGTGCCTTCATTAGTAATTCATTGTCTACATAATCCATAGATGGCATAGGCAATGACTCTATCCTTGACCATGAGTCTGAGCACGACTGGTCTATCTCTGATACAACAACGTCTAGTGACAGATACCAAGACAAGAATAATGCTATAGACTCTTGACCTGTTCTGATAACCAGAGTGCCTATATCTGAGTAGCTGTCAACAACTGTATTGTCATTGTAGAACACAGCCACAGAACTCTTATCTCCCCAGTCAATAAGAACATCGAAGTCTTGTAGTCGCATACTCTTTGAGCCAACACTGAAGTGGTCATACTGACTGAAGAATACGGCATCACTTGACTTCACTATGTTTGCCTCAAGTGCTTTTGTATCCAAGAGCTGAAAAGACTCGTCTGCTTCATTTATAAACAACACCTCCACCATGTTACACTTCTCAATATACTTACCAAGAGTAGTCATCTCTGACTTTGGGAAGAACTGTTGTAACCATGCTGAGTATTGTTGCTTATTCATATTGTCCTACTTAACCTTCACAAAAAGCTCATCTACGTCTGCTAAGACTTTCATGACCTCTTGTACACTTCTTACAATAACAACCTTCACGCCTCGCTTGTGCATAAGCTCGTGCATGACTTTTTGGTCCTTAGTAAGTCGCCCAGTCTTTGTCTTAACCTCAAGACCCACATATACACCACGGTAAATTGCTGTTATGTCTGGTATACCACTTACACTTGTACACTTGTAATGACCTGCTGCCTTCTTGACTGCTGCCATTATAGCTATCTTTCTACGACCAAGACCAAATCTTTCAAGGACACCTGCAATAGCTCGTATTACCGGTGCAACAAAAGATCCTGAGTTCTGTCTCCAAAACACAACATCTTTCCTCGTTGCCAGATACTGCATTATAGCCTTTTGTATCTCCGCCTCTAATGGTTCTCTTCTCTCTGTTCTAGCAGCCATGTTATTTACCTTCACTACGAGAAGGCGTTTGCACAGGCTCTCCGTAGTTAGCAGGGATATCACCATATGCATAAGCTCTTACGTAATCAATCAGGATATTCCCATTGGTTGCATAAACAGTAAGCCCCGGTATAATTCTGGCTGGCACTGACTCAGGGGTAAATGTGCTCTCTCTATGGAATTCCCCGTTTATGTATATAGCTGTTGTTATATCTCCATCCTCAAACTTAACGTCTGCAGACAACACAACGTATCCATCTTCGTAAGGGATACCTTCTGCTTGGTCAGGCTCAACATCTTGTCTCAATATGAGCTTCCCTCCAAGTTGAGGTAGTTGCTCGTATGCTCCAATGATAGCAAGCATGAGGGATTGTTCTGATGGCTCTATCTCGTTAAGAACCAATCCTCCGAACATTGTTCCTGTGTCCCTATGGGGAACGTGCATTCTCATTTCGATATTGAAGTCATCTCCATTGATAAGATACGCATCTATGTCAAATGCTCCTCCTCCTGTAACAGACAGAGCATACCCATTGAGGGCATTAGCATCCTCTACTATGTTTCCGCCGGCAAGAGGGTTTGACCCATCGAAGTTATAATTAAAGTAGTAGTTATGATTGTCCTCTCCTTCTATTACGGGTGGTGGTGCAACATAAAAGTATGCATGCTTACCACGAACTGCGAGTTTTGATGCCTCGAATGCATCCATGTTTGCCTCTGATGTTAGATGTATCATTTAATTCCCTTCATTCTGTCTGTTATGCTGATCTTCTTAGGTGCTTTGCTCGAACCAGACACTAGGTTTACAAGCTCGTTCACGACTTTCGTCTTCTTCTTGTCTTGTATCTCTCCGTAAAATACACCCTTTGCCATATTGGTTATGCTGTTGGACATATTAATACTCGTCAGGCAACTGTATTACCTTTACTCTACCAACTCTCAAGTGGTCATAACTACCTTGCTTGTAGAAAGTAGGTCTTAGCCCACCTGTTGATATGTTGTATCTTGTGCTTGATACGATTAGCATGCCATTCACATATGTATTCATACGTGCAGTAGTTGGCCCTATCATAACCTGTTCATAGACTAGCTTCTGATATCCGCTTCCGATTGTAGCTATTCTTGCCCAGTTATCTATTGAGAATATTCCATGATTGTAGTGACTAGAGTAGTATCCAAACATGATAATTCCACCTGGTCTAGCAATACTTGCTGTTGAGTTAGGTCTAGCTGACTGCATTCCCATATAGATGTAACAGTATCTTCCGGACTCGTACTTGACCTCTACATCAATCTCCATCCTATAGCTTGTTCTATCTTGTGCAATAAACTGATTTACGTAAAGGTTATGTCCATATTGACCACTTATCTTCAATGCCTTGCCTGTCTCGGTACGGGCATCGTCAACTACTGTGCCACTGTACCATTTTCCTGCACCGTTAGTGAAGTCGTCTTCAAACAATACTATCTCACGGATTATCTGTTTGTATGCATAGCTCTTTTTGGGAAAGTTAAGGTTAGACTCTACTGCGAAGTTGATGTTCTCTGGTGATGTAAATTTCATAGATATCCTTACTGGTGCTTATTTATTTCTAGGTTTCTAACCCATACAGCATCACTACCATTAGCGACACTTCCGTCTTTGTAGTAATAGATCTGCACAAGACAGTCTGCTATATATGCCGGAGCTGTGTACGTGAATGCTGTCCACCCATGCTCTCCTCCTGCGTTCAAGATACGCTGACCATTGATATATACTCTAAGGTGGTCACAGCATGACTCTGTAGATGTCTTATACTCAAAACTGATGTCCTTGAACCCATCAACTGTCTGCTGTATTCCACCTATTGAATATCCATATCCTCTATTGGCACTTCTCCATACCTCGTCGGTCAAAGAGAACTTTATGGAGCCATACGTATTCCAGAAGTCCAACGTGTTAACCCAATGGAATGTATCCACTAGCGTATGCTTGGACAAGAAACGAAGTCCACTCTTTAATGCAGCATGTATAAAACTGTTTGTCATTTGCTATCCTTTTTGTCTGTCAATTATACAGTAAATGCTTCCAAAAGGAAACACTACTGTTGTCCTTGTGGTGCCATGCCCATCTCTTCTGCTTTTTGGTCATGAGCTGCGGAAGTAGCGTCCTTTTGAGCATTGAACTCCATACGTTCCTTAGTAGCAACATACAATAGCCAGTTCTCTTTCTGTAGACGATCCATTTCTGACTTCTTCATACCAGAGTCCATCTGATTGAGTTGTGCAGCCATCTGGTCAGCCTCTTGCATAATAGCTTGCTGATTAACCTGTTGAGTGGAGCTTGTACTGAGCATTGCTTCAGTCTTCGCTTTCTCCTCAAGGTTCTGTGCAAGGTTACGCTGATACTCTTCAAGTTCAGATCTCGTACGTATACCTTGCTTCATCTCTTCACTCATACGCTCATTCTCAGTAGTAGCATCCAACTTGAACATAGATGCCATAGTATGATCTGAAAGCTTCTGTCCTTGGTAAAGGCTCATGAGTATCTGCTTCTCTGCAATATCATCAATGATACGGAATGGTACGATCTTAATATGTACAGGCTTCTTGTCTGTATACACTGCTATCTGCTTTGCAACAAAATTGGCTACCTTTTCCATTGAGTTTGTAAGACCCATCAGTTGATTTTCAAGTACACGGATTGACGCACCGGCTGCGGTGTATCCCAGTCCACCCTTAACGAATTCAATCGGTACACCAATAGAGGTCATAATCATAGTTGAGATTTGGTCTATCTCCTCTGATAGGTTCAGCGACTTACCCTCTCCAAATGCAGTTACTGTGTCTAGTGGTATAGGGAAATACTTGATACTCGTAGGGTTATTCTTGTGACCCTTAAGCATGTTCTCTACTTTCTGACTAAGGTCTGTACCTGACATAAAGTTGTATACAGCATTACCATCAGAGCCACTTGCTTTAGGTGATAGTCCACGTAAAGGGAAGATCATGTCTGACAATATACGCTCTTGTGACTTACGTAGTAGGAGTAGTGATATCATCTCTGGTATCGATGAGGTTAAGATAGGCATTCCCCATCCTGTGTTTGTACCAGACATCTTCTTTCTTCGTAGGTGCAACACCTTACCTTGGTCAAACTTGACAGTAGTGTTCTTCACCGCTGCTTCTATCATGTCCAATGGTTGATGGAATATCATATCGAGGAAGCCCTCTGTAATCATCTTACGGTTAGCATTAGGCATTCGGTAATAGTATGTACTTCTACCTGTGATGTTGTCACTTACGAAGTTTATACTGTTGATAGGCCATGTTACGATATTTACACCACCCATATCTTTGACCTTGATATCTTTGATTGTAAATATAGACTTGGCGGCACATGCAGGACATCCACCTTTGAACACTAAGACTTTCTGCTTCTTTGTGGTCTTGGTGCCCTTTTCTTTCTTACCCCCACGCTTACCATTGGTAGGCATGAGTATCTCTTCCATTTCAGGCTTCAGGCTACTAGAAGAGGTAAATCTGTCTTGAGACAACTCTGTCTTACACTTCATACATGTAACTGTTCTATGTATAGGGAAGAATACAGACAAAAATACATTACCATTAAGTAGGTAGTTGAACCCAGTCTCTTGCAACTTCTCTTCTATTTCCATATTCTCTTCCAATATGCTTTTCCAAGACTTAGCATCATTGGTTGTCATCTCACTAAGGTCATCAGTCATATACTGCAATGAAGTAATCGCAACAGACGACATCTTGTCCAGAGCTGATGCTACAAGAGGTACATTGGCTACGATAAACTCCGACCACTGTATAACCTCTTTAATATCATTAGGAAGTATGTCTGCATATATACTACTTAAGTTGTTGTACTTCCCCATAAACCTTCTGTCATATAATTTTCCGCTAAATGTAGAACCCATTATTCAATCTCCTCTTTGTCTGTTTGTTTAGGTGGTTCGAGCAATTCAGCCTCAAACACTTCCTCTGTTTTTGTATCATAAGTACGAAGTTGTAGTTGACCTCGCCCAAGATCCATTTTATTCATACTCTCAAGAACTCTAACAAGTGCACCAAGATCAGAAATCTTAGCCTTATCATCCTTGGATGTTGCCTTAGTAACAAGGTTGAGAACCGACTCTCTTGACTTCATCTCAGCATGTAATGCATCATAGTCTTGTTCATCACTACGCTCCACTATGTTCTCACGCCAGATGGCTTTCTTTTGCAATAAGTCTTTGTATCTTGTTACTGACATATCTCTCATGTTGATGTCGAACTGAGCAAGTATGATGTCTTCACCACCTAAGTTTGCTTCTCGTAGCATTATACCAAAAGCAAACTCCTGTGACCCTTCATTGTACTTGGCGAATATGTCTTCGTAGAATTGAGTACGACCTAAGTGACCACCACGGATCTTATGTACATCAAAGAAAAGCTTCTTGTAGGCAGTAACAAGCTCTTCTTTCATGTCCATTGCATCTGCAATTATGTTTATCTCAGCATCTACAAACAGCATTAGCTTAATGAAGGTGTATCTCATTTGGTGTTGCTCTATCCATAGGAGATCCTCTGCCTCATCAGATACGCCTTCAACCTTGCCTTGTAGTTTGTTGCTGATTTCGAGAGCTAGGTCGAAGTGTTTATCATCTTCTAGCTCTCCGATGAGGTTGAACTCCCCATCAAATACCGTTAAGTTCTGCATATACCCTCTTAATCGATTACTGAGATATCAATTACGAAGTCAGTCATACGGTTAAGTAGAGTTTTACCTCTTGATAAGAATGTGTTCAACTGCTTGTCCCCAATCTGGTCATTGAACGATGTACGTTGTATCTCTACAAGTAGTAGCGTTCTTGCCAATCCATTTACACCACTCGTGATGTCTGATATATACTGCCCTGTAACTGCTTTTGCATCAGGTGTATCTACGAGATACGAAATGATTGAAGCGTTAAGTACATCTTTGTCTGCTATCTGTTGTAACTGGTCAAGCATCTCTGGTGTCATGTTAGGGTTGTATCCCTGTTGTTGCAAGTCTTGGACTGTCTGTTCTCCTGCCCCTTGACCACCTGGCTGTTGAGCGTTAGGGTCTTGTTGAGCGTTCGGGTCCATTGGTGCACCACCTTGTGCAGCCATGTCTTGTTGCATTGGAGAACCTTGACCATCACCTTGTGGTTGTGGCTGTGGCTGTTGCTCACCTCCACCTTGCATTTGAGCAATCTCTTGTTCGAGCTGTTGTACTATTTGTGCTGCATCCAAACCTTGTTGTTGCCCAGCTTGTAATACCGCTTGTCCATCTGCTCCCACCGAAGAAGCCAACTCCATAATACGCTGAGTTGTAGCGTCGCCTCCAGTTTGATCTCCTGCCACAGGCTGAGCTTGTGCCCCTCCTTGATCTCCTTCCACAGGTTGAGGTTGAGGTCGTCCCGAATTATCTGCTCCGGTCTGTGCCCCGTCCGGTTGCGGTTGTGTTTCGCCATTTAAAGCTCCTTGCTCGTTGGCCATCATCACTGACTTAAGTTCAGATAGCATATGTTTAGACTCCGTAAGCTCTGCTAATATAGCCTTAAGCGTAAGAGATACCTCATTGAATTCTGCCGGCACTCCGTTCCCGTCTTGGGCTGTCTTAATAACAGTAGAAATACTATCGTTATCATACCCTTCTTCTCTTAAATTAAGCGTAAGTTCTGCTTTGTTTAGGCGTTCGTCACCATAGAAGTATGCACCTGCTGAATAAGTAACATCGAATGATGCAGTCTTGATGAAAGCAGAGTCTAAATCGTCTGCAGTCATAAGTGTTGACAACGCTCTTGTTTGGTTCTTACTCATAGAGTGTGATAGACCACTGTCTTTCTTGCCTACAAACAGTACATGGTTAGGATGAACATATACAGTTTCGTCTCTTGTTGTATAGTTGTGACTCTCACCTACTACGATAGTACGTACATTGCCACCAGACCATACTGTAACAACAAGCTCGTTGCCTACTTTCGTAACTGTGTCTAGGCTATATACTGTAATGTCGTCAGATGTAGATACGAGAACAATCTTCTGTGCATCAGCAGGCTTCTTCTCTTGTCCGAACACACCAACGATATGACTTCGTGGATCTCCGTTAAGTGAACCTGCAGTCATACCAATGAATTCAGGCATTGCATCAACACCATGGTAATACTTCTTGCTCTTAGCATCTTGTGAGCCATTCTGTACAAGAGATGTAGTATCTCCATAGTACAAGTAGTTTCTGTTCTTACTGCCATCTCTAGCTACAAGCACAGGTACAAGACTAAGGTCACGAGTCAATGCATTGTAGATACCTGGTTGTGTAAGTATCTCAAGGCTACTCTTACCACGGAATAACATCTCACCCATAGTAGGAACCTTAAGCATTGCTGCCTTACTAGGACCACTATTGTCAGATGCTACCTTATAGAACCCTTCCTTAGCAATAGCCATTGCAGCTTCACCACGGTGCTTGCTTGGTAATGAGTCTAGGTCTGCAATCTTATGGAAGATCATAGAACCATCGTCCTCTCTTACAATCTCTGCTACCTTAGTCATTGCCTTTACAGATGCAAGCTTGTCAAATACTCTCTGTGAGTACACTTTGTCAAGCACCTTCTTGTATGCAGGCATTGATGCGAGCTTCTCAAACGATGCTGCAAACACAGGCTTATTGAGCATGTCAATAATCATATTCTCTTCATAGTTATCATCACTTGCAACTTTAGGTGAGATAGTCTGTGGTGTTGCAAACAGTCTACCAATGATACCCTTGTCAATCAATAGACGCTCTTGCTCTTTCTCTGAGATAGCTCTACCAAACTCTGTCTTAGTTGAACTGATGAGACGCTTGTACATCTTCTTAGTCAATCCATACAGTGTCTCATTCTCTGTATCACCAATGTAAGAGATTGAGTCAACCTTACCTTCACGGTATATGATAGGTGTAAAGATGATACGCTCACCAATCATGAAGTATGCTGCACCTACTGCGTAAGTCAAGTCCTCTTCAATATGGTCAACGTCTACCTTGATTAGCTTAGGGAGTAACTCATGATAGTTCTCCGCCAACTGCTTCATTGCCTCATCATTGATGAGTTGTGTTAATTTCGATGTTACTGAACTTTTCATGTGCTACCCCTAGTCTTTTTTTGTAAGCTTACGAGTTTTCGATGTCTTATCTTCTTTGTCCTTAGACCATAGTCTACCTACACCATAAGATGCAGCTCCACTAAGCCCACCAATAACAGCACCACCGAGAGCAGCTTTAGCACCTGCCTTCTTCACATTCTTCAGACTGACCTTACCAAACTTCTTGCTTGCCTTAGCCATATCATTCTCTGCTTTTGCTACACCTGCACCAACTGCACCACCAATAGTAGCCATTCCTGCGGCATGTCCTGCAGAGTGCTTACCAATGTTGTTCTTGCCTTCTTCTTTATCTTTTGCACCCTTGTACCCTGAATAAGCCCCTGGTAGTCCACCGATCATTGATCCCGTTACTGCTGCTCCTGCTTTCTTTGCCGAAGAGTCCTCTTTTGCTGTCTTAATGTATGCGTGTGCCATGTTATAGTCCTTTATTCTTTTTGTATTGTGAAAGAGTCATCTTACCAGTATGAGGCTTGAGTGCTTCTTGCTTTTTGCTGAATGCCTTGAACCCACCCTTGTTGGGCTTGATCTTAGCTAGAGTGTCTGTTGCTGCTTGTTTTGCTTCCTTACCACTACGCATAGCTTTAGATGCAATAGTCTTACTCTCATGTATAGAGGCTTGAGAAGTTGTCTTACCTCCAAACATGTTTACGAACTTAGTGAATTTGCCTGTTGGCTTAGCACTCTCTTTGACTGCCTTGCCTGTATGCTTTGCGTATGTCTTGCCGTCTTCTTTTGCAAAAGCTCTGGCATTCACATACTTACTTCTAGGGTTAAGCTTGCCGGTTCTACCATTACCAAGCTTGACACCTCGTAGCACTGCTGAACTAACGCCTGCTATCTTGGTTATCATTGTGCTACCTAACCTTATCAGAGATGAACAGTTTCTTCACGCTCTTCTTTTTAGCGATACGTCTACGCTCATCACCAAGAGTCATCTTAGATGGTAGGTTTGTACCTTTGGCTGTTTTCTTTGCTGCGATTACATTTGTTACATTGAGAGTAGAGCCTTCACTCATACCCTTACGTACATTCTTGACGATCTTGTTTGCTTTACCAAACCGACCATTCATTACATGTTTCACTGCTTCCTTTGCCCATTTGGGTTGTGCTACCTTATCCATTAGAACACCTTCTTGTTTAAGAAGCTGTCTTTACCGAACGGTGCACCGAATTTTCTAGCAGACCGTGTGAATGCGGCACCATTGTTTATGTATGACTTCTGCCAGTTAGAGTTGTTCTTTATCCCTGCAACTGCAACGTCATGACCCTTGACTGCATCTTTCAAGCTAGTTGACTTCCCTGAGCTTGAGTGAAACACAGTAGCGTCATCTGCTGTTGACTTTGCTGCCTTAACAGGCTTAGTCGTCATGTCGATGGGTCTATCTATAAAACTCTTCTTCTTAACAGACTTTCTGGCAACAGTTTTTGCTACTGCAGTGATGTTTGCTTCTTTATCGTATATACCAGACATATCAGATACAAGACTTACATCACCAATGTGTGCAAGACCTGCTCTCTTCTCTAGCTTCTTCTCAAATGAGCGTTGCATATCTTCTGCAGTATCAGGCATAACTTTCTTCTTTGCATAAGTAGCAGCACCGGCAGCACCACCACCCCATACAGCTCCTGCTGTACCATGCCATGCACCCTTAAGCATTCTTGCTTTAGGAGATGTGAGTCCACCCTTCTTGCTTGCACCATGTGCGAAACCTGCAAGAGCACCAACTAAGGCACCCTCTTTACCACGTTTTCTAGCTCCACCTTCAGGTGTTGCCTCACGTGTTACCTCATTGGCAATCTCGCCACGAATATTTTCTTCGCTTGCAGTCTTCTCTTGACCCTTCTGGTAATCACTGTATGCCTTAAGCCCAACTGCACCTGCAGCCATACCTAATCCAAGTTTACCAGTTCTCTTTGCAGAGTCACTAGCATTACGTGCATTCTCTAAAAGCTTCTCGCCTTTAAGGTCACGGAGAGTGAGCTTTCTACCTGCTTTACGAGCAAGCTTACCTACAGTTTTAGATCCTTTACCGATTGCCTTACCTACTCTATTGTGTAGCTTGGACTCTTCATGCTTCTGAAACTTACGAACAGCCTTGGTAGACTTCTTGTTACTTAAGTATGATGCACCACCGGCAACGGCTGCTCCTGTAGCTAGAGTTTCGGCTGCATCAGATGCACCACTACCCTTCTTATTGTCTGGTTCTGCTTGCTTGTTCAGTTCACCGTTATCTAGGGCTTCAGCTATCTTCTCAATCGATGCTGTTCCACTTAGTAAACTGTCGAAATCTACGTGTTTTGAGACTTTCATGTCATTCCTTCAGTTGTGTTTGTAGATGTATTGGCCAATACATGTTCCGCTATTATAACAAAATTAAATCATAAATCTAACACTAGAGATTGCAATTAGGAAGTTCTTGTATGTGCTCTTGCTTGTATTGTTCTGCATGTGTTTGTCCATACACTATGAGATTTAGTTTATACAGACTGATCTGCCCTGCACATTTATCTAGTGGTGTGCTTGTTCTTGTAGGGTGTAGACCTGATGCAAAGTTCTGTATTCTTGACATCAATACGATACGTGATATCTCATTTACTCTACTGTCTGAATTGAGGCACACATTCTTAATACGATCATCTCTACTGCCATCTTTTGTTCTACTTGAGTGTGGCAACCCTAGTCCGAACAGTATGCTCTCTTTCTCTATTGCCCAAAGTGTGTCAAGGAATGATATTGTAGGCATACTCAGTTGAGCAATAGTATCAACAGTGAGCTTCCCATCATCATAAAACAATACACCAACACCAGACACAAGATCTGCATGCTTATCCCAAAAAGCATTAAACTTCTTAGTCAGTGCAACATCTATCACCACCCATACTCTATCAGCATATCTCTTGTAGTCAGTGAGTTGTGCTTCGAGCCTCTTAAATGTGTCAGCCTTGCTCTTTATCTCAAACACCTCAATCTTGTGACCTTTAACGATAAGCATGTCTGCAATATTCTTAAGAGGTGCGGTTGTAAACTCTGGCACAATCATCTCAACACCTTCAGCCTTAAGCATCTGCTCAAGCTCTATGTATATTCCTGATGCATGGTTCATCTTCTTTGTGTCTCGATACACTCTGACCTCAACTCTCTTTTCGGACTTGTTGCCTTGAGTCCACTCTCTTGAGACAGCTACATCATGAAACCCTTGAGCTGTATTCTTAAACACAAGCTTGCGTTGCACTTTATCAGAAGGCCATTCACCGGTGAGCATCTTGTACCCTTTGTTGTCTACCTGAAAATACTTAGACAAATCACGGAGACATCCATCTACAGCTTTCCACTTACTGCCTGTCCACCACTGATACAAGTAGTCGTTCACTTTCTTGAACCCTCCCACTTTCCTCTTGACTATATCATCATCACTAAACCGTGTACTTACTACTACGGATACTGCATAGCCTTCATTCGCATTCTCTATCAGGTGCCTAAGTGTCTTTGGTTCGCCTATCATACGTGCATCCTCCTTGTTTTGTTTGTAAGTATACCATTTTTAGCTGTAGCTTTTTACAGCCTAGTCTGTTATAATACAAGAAATCAATTACAGAAAGGTATACGCTATGAAAAAGAGTGTAAAGAAGTCTTGTCGCAAGAATGTAAAGACTCAACCAGATGGTAGAGACCAGATAGAGGTTGAACCAGGTAACAACATCAACGTAGACAAAGAGGCTAAGACTTACTCAGAGTACCAACGTAAGCCACAATCCAAGAGTGCTCGTTTCACTAAAGCTATCGCTAAACCATACCGTGCACCAAGAGTCGGTATGCAGGGTCAACGCAAGAAGAAGTTCTAATGTCTGACTTTACTCAGCTCTTAGTAGCATCTTCTGTTATGATGTTCGTTGTCCTTATAGGAGGCATCATAGTCTTAACCGTATGCTTACTCATGCTTGCAAAGGTTGCATGTATGTTCGCACTGAGTAAAAAGATCATCCCACCATTCTCTTCGTTCTGTTCCAAGTAGCATTGTATTCCACTATGGGGTACAATCGCATTCACCTCCCTACACTAGCCACTCTTATTTTTACGAGCATCTTCAAGAGACCACTGTAGTCCAGTAAGTTCCAGCAAAGTTCAGCAGAGTTCATCAAAGTACAACAAAGTTTAAGCTTCACATTGCTATACTTCTCCCGTCGAGTAAAAAGCTCGCAGGGTTGTAGTAATAACTATTACACTCCAGTATACGAAGTCTCTTTCCACTTCAAGTACGAAACCCAAAGTTTAACACTTTACCTCCTTTTGTAAGTAGGTGCTCATCCGCCTACTTACTTCCCTCCAAAACATTCGTATCAATACACACTGTAACCACAACACATACAATTACTATACTTGCATATATAAGACAAACAAGCTACAATACCAACATGGAAGGTTAATAGCCCACAACGGTTTAACTAGACATAGGAGCCTGCCCTGCTCTTGAGCGGTGCGTCTGCCCACACGTAAGGGCTCCACTTTCACGAGTTTGTTCACGAGTTGGACTCTCACCCTCAACACTCTTAACATCCATTATTCTCTCACTTTATGCAATCACCGATCCATGAAACCTTTACAATACCACTTCGTGTTTATACTTTCATCTCTGTACTTATGTCTTGTCTCTTGGGTGTTGTATCTCTATAGTGTGTCTTTACTACTGTACTGTTGTGAACTTGACCATATGAATACGAGGGTTTCTGTATCTCCGTTACCTGTACGATACTACCACGTACAGTCTAAATTAAGCAACCAAAGTGTACGATACTATATTGTACTTAGCAATGGCGATACCATATCGTACACCCAAGAGAAAAGGAATAAGCATGTATAGACAACCCGAAAGCAACTCGTTTGCTGAATTAAAGAGAGAGTTTCACAGTAGGGGTATATCTCTAATGAGCATTGGTGTGTTCATGAAAAAGTACGACGTTGTATTGCGTGAACTGTCAAGAAAGAAGAGAGGTATAAGAGTGACGAGAGTTGGTATGTTTAGAGTGCTTGACTATAAGTGTTTCACTCCTACATACATGAATGTGTCTGCTGCCAAAGTAGAAGAGTTTGAATACACACCTGAGTACATGGCTAACAAAGCAATAGACCAGAACTGTGTTGTGCTTCCTGCACTATCTCCATTCATCGGAGCGTTTAGGTTTATCCCTATTGATGATGTGCCTACACTAACAGGTACGAACTACAAATACTTCAAGTGTAAGGATATCGCAACAGCTACAAGTATATCTATGTGGCTAAGATCGCCAAAAGTAATTGATGCAATCAACTGGGAGCTTGGTGTAAACAATACAGACATAGGAGACATTGACTTTATCAAGAGTATTCCTATTCCGGAAGAGATACTAAACCCCACTGTAATTATAAAAGCAATGACTCTTGAGCTTAAGATAGTTGAACATCATAGAGAAGTGGATGAGTTGTTGGCTGAGCTGATTGAGCTACAAGGGGAAATATAGAGGCAGTTTCCCACCCCTATAAGTTTGCAAAAATTCTTGGATAAATTGTATAAGGAGTGCAGACCATGAACTGAGGGGAGAACACAGTCTGCATGACACAAGGTCAACACCATTTCTGGTGGCGTGGGTTACACGCACTGCAATCATAGCGTAGTTTTCATAAATTAGTCAATAGGTTGTACTTCGCTCTCCATCCATACTGTCTTACCATACTCATCTAACACATGAAATACATCTACGTAAGTCACTGGTTCTTCTGACAATTTGTTCATTGCAGCACAAAGATCTACAATGTCCTTACGATTGTGAACAGGAAACCTTTGTCCATACATGATATGTGCTATATATTTAAACTCTTGCTTCTCGTCTAGTGCTACGAAGCACACTGTAAAATCTGTCATCTACACCTTCCTTTGGCGATATCTTAACATAAAGCTTATTGCTTTTTAGTGATTTCATGCTATAATACCTCAAGAAAAGTAGGAGGCTTATATGAATTCGATGTTTTGTATCTGGGTTGTCGTAGCCATAGTCCTCTTCTTTATATACATTGCAACACAACAAGAATTCCCTTCAGCAACACTCACTCTCATTGTGACAGTGTGGCCAATCCTATTTATTACTCTTACAATACTCACATTCTTAGACATACTGTTTCCTATCCATAACCATCACTCTATACTATCTTGACCCATTTTAGCTATAATCTCTCATTCAAACAAGGAGATATTTATGGCAGTACACAGAAGAAGAATGGCATTTGTAAAAGAACTATTCTCGACACTCGGATCTAAACTCACACCTTCACACATTGTAGACCACCTAAATAGTACAGATGCTAACAAAGCATTGTCGGCTAAGCAAGGTAAGATACTACACGATATGATTGGGACGAACACTCAACAAATAACAAGCACCACTTTTGATATGAGTAAGGTAAAATATATGAAAGAGAACATCAACCTCAACAACGGGGTGGCTACACTCAGTCATATTCCATTTGGAGGACAAGTATTGTTCGGTAAGGGATACGTGCATAAGTTCTTCGGTTCTGGAGACAGAGACGTAAACATCACAAACAAGACTCTTACCTTAGTAGGTACAACAAGTGGTAATGATATTGATGTGGACTATTACTACTATGACCTAAGTTAAGGGATAGTTGTGGTATACTTCCTTTCATCAAAACCAAAAGGAGATAACGATGGAACATTTACCATTTAAACCAGGACCAGACATTGTTGCTGTCAAGCATGTAGTTGAGAAAGCTAGATCTAGTGGCATCATTGTGGAGGTTGCGAACAAACAGAAGTATCCAGCAAGAGGTATTGTTGTTGCACTAGGTGAGAACATGAGCGTTGACATGAAAGTGGGCGACCTAATCATGTACAACATGGCAGTTGAAGAGAATGTTGAGGTTGACGACTTCACTTTTGACCTCGCTCTTGGACAAAACGTACTCGGTGTATTCCCAGACACAATGAAGTAGAGGCTCAGGTCTCTCTTCACCCTTCCCTATACCACAAATTCCTATATTTACACATAAACACTAACCTAATTAAGCAACTTTAGGTATTATTTTATATCCAGTTTGTAAAGGTTGCACTTTGTTTTCCATCCAGAACGTATACAGTACAGCCACATCAGCTCTCTTCGGTGTAAGAAAAGTAGACTCATCAGCATACTCTTTCAGAGTGAAGCATAAAGGTTCGGCAGACGTAGTGTACGGACCTGCTAACTGGAGTATCTCTTCTAACCTAGAACAGAGGATGTGGTTAAGAACCCATGGTTTCGACATGTCTGATATTGATAGGGTAGAAAGAATACTCGTGCTCGGATCAATACGCAAAGAAGACAAAGACTTCTTGGCAGTAATGAACAGGCGACTGAACGACAAACAAATGAAACTAAGCCTAGCCCAAAAAGCTTGGTGTGCAGCAGAACTAAAAAGACTTGAGAAACTACCAGGTCTTGACTTCATAAAAGCAACAAATGTAACAGGGGCTCTCACCCTCTGGCATCACATAGAAAACCCAATCACAGACGAGTGTTCCTTCTACGATAGATGGGCTTTTGTATCATCTAAAGAAGGGGACAAGGGTCTAGCTTTCTCTGTCTCTTTTATACATTGGAAGCTACATACTCTTGGCAAGTGTAAAGATGACCCCTCGTCTTGTCTTAAAAGATATGGTATAATCATAGATAAAATAAACTATTAGTAGGTAATCATGGCTGGACTTTTATCTAACCCTCATGTTCAAGGACAAGTAATCGATGGTCTTCCAGAAGAAGCTATCCGTAGAGTTCCTGACGTTATCAAGAAGAAAAACAACGACCCCACAGACTCATCTCTACTAAGTCAAGCAGGATGGTCTGCCGGTGCAACGGCTGCATTTAATGCCAAGCCTGTATACGACGGTAGGAACACAGCTAAAGGTTTCCTCAATATGAAGAAAGTCTCTAAAGGTGTGTCGGCTATGAGAGTAGCGAAGAACTTAGGAGTTGGTGCATTAGCAGGAACTGCCGTAACTCTTCCTACTGAATACCTCGTGGGTAAAGCCAGTGAGAAATATCAGAACGATGACCAATTCCATGCAGGTCACTTCGCAGCAATAGCCGCACCTGCAGCAATCTCAGGTACTCTTGGTACTGGGGCATTCATGAATACAATGGATCAAATGAGAAATGCAGGCAAGCTTGGCACAAAACAAATGGCTAAAAATATTGTGTCTCCAAAGAAGATAGTGAATGCAACAGGTAGAGAGTTTAAGAATATGGGAACTATGTTCAAGACACGCAAGTATGGTACAGGGCTACTGGCTGCAGGTATGATGGGACTATCAGCAATAGAGCCACTCATGTATATGAACCAAACCATGAAAAAGAAGTCTAAAGACAAAGAGTTGAAAAAGACTGCCGCTTCAAAGCATATGATATCCAACAAGGCTATAGGGCTTGGGATATTAGCCGGCGGAGGATACGTTGGTGTGAAGAGCTTTATTAATGACAAGCGTAAAAAGGTGAGCGACTATAAGCGTTCAAGAAAACATATTAAGAAAGAGATCTTCGGTGAGCCGGGATTGATGATATAAGGACAATATTATGGCAGAACAAATAACTATCGAGGACATGGACAGTTTCATAAAAGCACTGCAATACTCACAGACACTCGTGAACACAGCTAACTCTGGTGCTGACCTAGCATTTGACTTCCTTAGATCGTATGACTACTATGGGTCAGTGAGAATGAGCGTGGCTGCAGATACCAAAATTACTGCAAATGGCATAGCGTTATCGGGGTACACAGCATCTCAATTCTTTGAGTATGATGAGACTTCAATGATAAACTATTTCTATCCTCTAAACACAAACATTCTAGGGATCGTAAGACTTTCTCCAATAGGATCTATCACAGACAACTCTCTCTTAACTAAAGAAGCACTTGAGGAACTGTCAGTAGCCAAAGACGGAAGCATCCATGCAGAACATATGAAGTATGACAGTGGGTTAGTTTTCAATAGTGCTACTGATGATGACAACACTGTGTTCCCTATATCTGTATTTGACCAGATGTTCTACAAAATAGGAGACACCATTGATGTAGGTGACGCTACATGGGATGTCAAGATGAGCCTCACTAATGGTGTGATTATAAAAAGGAAAGACTCTTCTATGTTTGAGTTTACGAACGTGACAATAGATGGAGGTCTGCTCTCTAGTGATATAGCATTCACTTCTCTACTAGAGGGAAAAGAGGAGATACTAAAGCATGTGATACGTGAAGATGGCATCATCAATAGCAATGCCGTCATTCCTGAGCCTGTAGATGAGCTAACCAATATCTTTACACTGCGTAAGTTAGACCGTCAAGACTTCAAGAAGTATGGTGATGAGATAGAGCTACACTTGGAGGATGTCTTTACTGATGCTGAACTTAAAGCAAAAGTTGATGCATTCGTAGAGTTGTCTGGCTCAGCTCTTATCTATGGTGGAGAGGACGCATACTTGACAGAGGATCAGAGTAAGATGTTAGTAGAGTATTTGTTCCGAAAGTTCACGAGTATATCTAAATCTTCAATTCAATTATAAACGTAATCTAAAAAAAACAAGTGGTACGCCCTCTCTTTCGAGAGGGTATTAAGGCTAGGCGTCTCCGCCTTCTTTAAACAAGTCGCCGCCATCAGCATAAATCTTCTTCATAGGTTCTCCTTTCATATATTTACTTGTACAGTTTTGCTTCCTCTTCGTCTACAGTAATCGTAGCAAGCCAGCTCTGGCACATCTTTATGTTTGTCGCCTTGCCCATTGCTTCCGCACACGCTTGGGCATCTGTAGCGTTCAGAAACACAGGTCTTTGCTCAAGCTCTGCTCCATCTGCAAACTCTGCAGATATAGCATGTACTTTAATAGCTACCTTGCCACTCATGTTATGATCTGCTGGCTAGAATACTTTGCCTCAAGGTACTCAAAGGGGTCAGTAAACTGCTTGCCCCCATGTGCAATACTTGTGATGGACCATGGAATAATCTCACCATCTTCACCCATGAAGCCAAGGGCTCCATTGCTGTTCTGTCTGACTCTGAAATCATTCTCATCCAAGAAGCTATCGTATGCCGATAACAACTGTATTGTCTGCACTCCCATCTCTACGGTAGGAGTAGGAAGTACAAAGACTTTCTCGTTCTCTGCATCCGGTGCCCACCATACGATGAGCGTCTTTTCTTTTTCAAGTAGTAGTGTTTCCATGTTTATCCTTTATGCTCTCGCATCATAAAATTCTTGAACCTTGTCGGTCACTTCTTCATCTGTCGCATTACTCACTACATCTTGCAGACTGAACTTGTCTAGCTTAAAGAAGTTGTAGAACTCTACAGCATCCTCTTCGTCTAGCCCAAAGTCAAGCAGAGGCTCAAGTCTATCGATGATTTCAGCAGGAGTTAGTTGTCCTGCATTCGCTGGCTCAGACGGTGTTGCTTTTGCTCTCTGCTCTAAGTATGTAATTACCATACTGCCAAGCTCACCATCACCTTTAAGGACTACCGTATTGAGATCTACCCCTGCTGCTTCCTGCTTGCCTTTAAAATCATCCCAGAAACTTGGGTCTAGTCCTAGACTTACAAACTTTCGCTTGATGTCAGTAGTCCCTTCCTTTGGCGATACAGTATTCTCTGATTTCGTAGGAGGACATGCCTCCTGTTGCTTTGGGGTCTCCACCTCAAATGGAATGGTATCTTCCGGATCAATATCAAAAGGTGTTGTTGTATCAACAAGATCAATTCCCTCTGCAACTGGGTGTGCATCTGGATGGTCTTGTGTAGCAGGCAACTCCTCTCCTAAATCTATCTCCATGGTAACACCTGTATCTCCACCTGGGGCACCGAGGTCAATACCAAACTTTTCACCGGTCTGGCTAATATCAGTCTCGCCTTTAATTACGGCAGGTTTATGTTTTTCGTGTAACATCTCTTGAACAAAGTCTTCTGAGCTTACTGCTTTTGGGATAGTCTCTACTACTTCCGGCTCCGAGACAGGCTTCGCAACATCCTCTGCTTTAGGCTTGGCTTTTGGCTTCGCTCTTGGTTGGGGAGTATCCTTGATGTCAGCCACTAAAGCTAATGCTTCATCTCTTGTTGCTGGACGTAGTTGCCCATAGGTTTCCTTGTCATATATCTCCCCATAAGAGGTGATGTAATCGCCATCTTCTGTCTTGCTAAGGATAATGATTACAGAACCATCATTCTCTAACACACACAGCGTTGGGGACTCTTGCCCATCACTCATTGCATCATCCCATCTAGGAAGAAGCTTTGTGTCCCAACCCTCTTCAAACATCTTCTTCATATCCAATGCTTTTTTACTACGCTTGTTTACGATATCCTCACCATTAAGAATAAACTCCGAAGTGCCATGCATGATTGCATCACACTCTCCATTTGCCAATAGTCCAACTGCTGTAATTTTGTTCATGCTATTTACCTTCCACTGTGTGTTTGTCAATCATATCTTGATAGCCTCGTTTCGATGTTGCCCCAACTGTTCTGTCTACTTCAACCCCATCTACAAACAAAAGAACTGTTGGTATAGAACGGATGCCATATGATACTGCTATATCCTGTTCTTCATCTGTGTTTACTTTTGCAATAACAGCAACGTCGTTATCCTCAGACAACTCTTCTAGTACCGGTGCAATCATTCTACACGGTCCACACCACTCTGCCCAAAAGTCTAGCAACACTATACCTTTTCCGATAACCTCATCTTTATTGTCTTTTGTAACTTTTACGATCTTACTCATTTCTTTCTCCTATTTCTTCTGTTGCAACATGGTCGCTAAACATATATATTTCCGGGTACTTTGGAGTACCTGCCTCATCGTCTTCATGCCCGATAACTTCGGACACTAAGTCTGTAATTATATCTAAGTCGTGCTGATTTACAGCTTCAGTAACACCTTCTTCTACAAGCTCATTTAATGTAGAGTAGAACAAGAGACAATACCAATTACCCATATCATCAGAACTCATATCCGACACAGCTCGAACGATTGATGGGTCATCTAGTTGCGAGGGGTTAAAATATCTGATAGCAGTCATGGCTACAAGTGGAGATGCTATCTCCTCTTTATATGGACCATCGTATACTTCCACTACATTATCCTTGATTACAACCGTACCCCAGAGATCCCAGTCTGCACCACGAAACTCTATATCACAATTAGCAACACAGTTATTCGCTTTGATTACATGTTCTACTATATAGCATATCCAACCATCAACAGTATCTGCTCTCTCTTCATAGTTCCAGTATATCTCACCTAGAGCATTAGGCATCCACCCACAATACAAAGAAGGTTGTTCCCCCGGAGGAGTGTTGTTATTCACAATCGTTGTCTTATCATCACCAAAATAAAACTCTCCCTCAACACCAAACCCATTCGTGTCCTCTGTAAGCTTTGGTGCCAAAGACATGTCTCTCTTCACTCTACGTGTTGATGATAATCCATCGACTATAGCATACACCTTTTCGAGATCACTAATAGCCCCCGTAAATTCTATGCTTCCTCTGTATTCCATATCACAGCTCATCATCGCTCCCTTTTGTTAGTGTGTGCACAGAATACCCACACAGTGTTATCATCATGTCGTCCATGATATCTTTCTTCTCTTCGCTCGCATCTTCATATGACTGAATAAGCTTCGCACCCTTTTTTGCATACGGTTCTTCATCTGTTCTAAAAGCATCTGCAAATCCGTACATCACATGCAATGCTTTCTTACTCTTCTCTTTGCTCATCAGTCTCTCCTATTATTCTTGTGTTGTCATCATTTAGGTAAATACGATACCACTCTGTTTCCTCATTAAAACATAGCCACTCTTCATCTATTGGTCTGTCTCCAACAGTATAGTCTCCTACTCTAAATGGGTTATGCATGTCTGGATCAAAAAACATATACTCTGGCTCAAGCTCTGCATGAGTAAGTATCATCCCTGGTCGAGTAAGCTTATCTGCAAGCTCATTGCTACAAGAAAAATACATATTAGCAACCATCCACAAATGCAACAAAGTCAACTGTCTTATCACATTCTGCACAGATGTACAGTGAACACCCTGCATTCCAATTAGTACCCATGTCGCACTCACCACTGTCTTCACACTCTGTACGTGATATAGTCTTGTTTAACATGGTTCCAGCATCTATCCTTAGCCGTTCATCATAATACATATACTTCTCTCCAACACCAAGGGCTTCTGCTGTATCTGGGCTTAAAATAAACCCATTCTGTTTACATGTACTACACTCATGAACGGTGTCCACATGCACAAGTGTTGAGCCACAAGAACACTTCACTCTCTTCCCGTTATTTTCCATCTCAAGCTCCTTCTTTGTTCGCTTCTCTCTCAATCATTCTCTGTTGTATCATGGTGTTTACGCCACTACGGACACCCTTCAAATACAAAGATACCTCTTTGTTGTCACCGACCATAATTAAATACTCAATACCTTCACCATTTCCTGCGAATAGACTTACTATATCACCCTCATGCCCTACTATATAGATAACTACGCCTATGCTGTCATTTATGGACTGTAGTATTTCCTGTAATGTTTCACCCATCTTTGCTCCTTAATGGTGTCCTGTCCAGAGCTTGACGCACTAAGCGTATCTCTTTCGGAGTAAGCTCTGACATTCTTTCCTCAAGCACACGTAATTGAGATACATGCCTTGCCTTCTTCCGTGCCTTTAGCACAGCACTTGCATCTTCTGCATCTACGTTTATTGAGAATAGTCTTATTTTGAACTCCTCAAAAAACATACCAAACATATCATGTAAGTCTACACACATAAATCACACCTTGTATATTTTCTCTGCAAACTCTTTTCCTTTTCCTTTGAAGTGAGGGTCTATCCATTTTGGTTTATGGACACCATCTTTTGCATACCACTGGTTTCTCCAATGCCCCCTAACAATCCACATCTTGTCAGAAGGTGTACTGTCAGATATTGCTACCCCTGTACTTTTGCGAACCTTTTGCCTAACATTTATCACGTTCATTACATGTTTTGGAACACCTTTTCTTTTTTTGTGCAGAACCTTTTTCCGCTTAACTGTATCAGAAAACTCTTCTACTGATGAGTTCGACATGGACACATACATCAATGCCGAAAGGATTGCATACACGGTTTTCTTCTGACGATCCTCTATATTTTCGTCAAAGAATTGTTGCTCCATAGACTCACCTATTGTCCCATCTTCATTTTTCATTATCACAAATGCAAATGAAACGGAGTCCTCTACAAGACCTGCCACCTCATCCATGTCGATAGTTTCTATTCTTCTTGACATCTCCTTCTTGTCTGGCCCAAACAGAATAGTATCCCACAGCATTGTTATAGCAATGCCTTTCTCATCACTGAAGAATAAATATTTCCCTGTGTCTATTGAAATAACACCAGAACCGAATGGCATCTTGAAGTTTTTCACAGCTAAAGCAGAGATTACCTTCCTAGACATTTCTGTATACCAGTTGTCACTTGAGGCATCAATATTTACATATCCGCCTTCTTTTACGGCAGCAATACTTGCAGCCATCATGGAATACATAGGGTATAGAGTCTCTTCTGCTTCCTCTCCTTTTGTTTTGGCAGATATGATCTTGTCTGCTTCTTCATATTTTCCTTCACCCATTAGATCAGCAGCGTTCCGTATCCATGTTAAAGAATATTCATATATTGGGTGTTTCAAAGCACACCCCCTTGACCTTTGGCCTCTATAGGTTTACGCTCTATGTGTACATTCTTGTATACACGATGTCCGCTAAGGTCTTTTTCAAAGTCAATAAAAGTATGCCCTGCTTCACTACAGAAACGCATACACGTACCCAAGACGGACTCCCCTTTTTTGACCTCTGTACCTTGCCCCGTAATGCCTCCCTTGTAAGAGCCTTTGCCACGCCCCACCTCTTTGTTATAGTCAAGACTAATAGAGTCGGACACAATAGGCTTGGTGAGATATCTAAGCCAACTCATCCAGCTCTCACCTTTTGTCCAAGTTCGTCGCTCCCTATATATTGTTGCAGTGATTACATCTCCATCATATCCGTCATAGAAAGTAAATTTCATTCTCTCATGACCGGTGTAGTCCCAAGGGTTCTCGCCTACGTTCCCAAGGTTGCATTTTCTATCAACGACAACAAATACTGTGCCGTCCATATTAAGCAATGCATGCTCTCTAAATGTTGAGTGCATCCATGGTATAGACCACATTCTTCTAAACGTGGTGATATGTTTAATGTTGCTATTATCCTTCCTGTTTGTCATAAGGAAGTCTTTGTCCGCACCATATCTAATGCTGATGTATCCGTCGTATTCACCAAGACTAATAGTGAACCCTAGCTCTCTTGCTGCGATCATGTCTTTGTGCGTTGTTCCGTTGTATGTCCACTCATATGTATATGGTTTCAAGAAGAACCAGTCAAAATAATATGTATAGACTACAGACCCTAACCATAACAGTATGAAGTTCTCATTATCATCACCTCTCGAACTACAGGTTATACCCCATGTCCCACTACTCTTTTCTTTCCGTACTAATCTCATCCGATTTTTCCTTTGTGTTTTTATTTTGTGAATGACAGGCAGAGTGCCTGCCTACCCGTTAAAATGGAATTTCATCCTCATTGATATCAATCTCAGGAATTCCATCAGGCTGACCATTGCCTTGACCACCATTATTCTGGTTCCTGTTGTTCTGGTTCCCATTGTTCTGGTGTCCGTTATTTTGGTTCCCATTATTCTGGTTCCCGTTATTTTGATGGCCATTATTCTGGTACCCACCATTTTGACCACCTGCTTGGTTGTTGTTGTTTTGGTATCCACCCTGATTGCCACCACCCTGATTATTAGGGTTGCCATCAAGCATCTTCATTGTCTCTACAGTAACACTATGCTTTGATCTCTTGCTCCCATCTTGTGCGTTCCACTGCTCTAATTTGAGTCTTCCGTCTACCAAGATCTTGCTTCCTTTACGAAGGTACTGGTTTGCTATCTCAGCCGAACGACCAAAGAATGTGATGTCTACAAACATAACCTCTTCTTTTTGCTCACCAGTTTGAGACTTCCATTTTCTATTTGTAGCAATACCTGTGCTTCCGATTGCAGATCCGCCCTGCGTATATCGAAGCTCTATATCTCTCGTTAAGTTACCTACCAGTGTTATCTTGTTATACATATTCTATCTCCTGTTATTTAAGTTGTTCTTCTAATGAAGCCATATATTCTGATGGCGTCATTTTATTGTCAGACCTGTACCTAGTGCAGTCACTTGGTACTATGGCCACCTCTGGTACTCCGTCAACAAACTGTTGCAGTGTAGGGTCTATAAAGGCATCTCCTAGCTGAAGCCAAGAATGATCCATTCCATCAAACAATCCAATATGAACAGATACATAATCCATTAACATATCCCCATACATAGCCTTTAGCATGCTTACGTAATACAATGTAGCATTATGACACAGCTTGCTTACATCTCTGCCATAATCTCCTGAAATATTATCAATAAGACCATGGTCTAAAAACATCTGAAGCATCCCTTCTGTTCCTATAGACGATATATAGTATGCCTCATTCTCATATTTCTCTTCATCATTAAGTATCTTCATGACAGTCTTCCATGGTTAGATATCCAAGAGCTTCTACAATCTCCTCTTCTCTTTCAGAAAAAGCATCAGTAGTTGGTGTGGACTCATACTTGAATAAATCAAAGATGATGCCTGGCTCATCTTTCTGGACCTTCACCTGAAGCGTTGCTCTCTTGTCGCAGTTGGCAACTTGGACTGTTATGTATTCCTCACTAATAGTGTGAGTTAACCCAAGTTTGTCGTGCCACTCCCCTATACATTGAGATGAGTTAAACACCTTCTTTCCGTCTGCATGAGCAGTTACTTCAAGCCATGCGAGTTCTGTTTCATTAGTAAGAAGAGCTACTTCAATTTCAAGATTGGTGTTGCTACCGTCAGGGCAAGACACTTCATAAAACCTAGTGTCCATGTCCGAAGCATCTTCGATATACTCTGCACACACCGATTTAGGCTCACCTCCTTCAACCTCAAAACTATACATATTCTGGTCACAACTGTAGCAGTAATATGGATAGTCTGAGGCATCCTCTTTTACTACAGTTTCATTGCCGCACCGCTTACACACACAGTCTGTTTTTTGTGGACCATCATAGGCATCATCTTCATCGTCTCCATAATACTCACAGTAAGCCTCGACAGTCTTGTCTGGAAACTCGCTCTCGTCAATTTCCCACTTAAGAATATCACTGTCCATGAGCATTGCAAGCATCTCATAGTCCTCAAGTTTTTCATTACCTGGGTGAGTAACGATACAATCATCTCCGTGTTCATCTGGACCTATCTTGTATGCCTCTGCATAAAAATTCTGTGGCATCATGACAAGTCTTCCTTGCATTAGTGCCTGTAACGTATCTTTCATTTCTTTCCCTTCTTGCTTCTGTTTAGTTTAGCAATAGACTTGATAAGCCAGTGCAACTCTTTGTTTTTGACTTTAAGTTCAATACTATGGCTACCGAAGTGCATAATCTTGTAGTCATTGTGGGTGAAGCCCATTCTCTCAATGGCTACTTGTAGATTTAGTACATCTCTAGCCTTCATATTGTCCATGTTGTACGACTTAAAACTCATACGTTCTCCTTAAAATGGGATCTCGCCATCAGGCACTCCCTCTGGTTTAGGTCTACTCTTAGAACCCACTCTATGCATGGTGCATATCTCTTCCACCATATCTTTATCAAGCAAATAATCTATCTCTTTATTTACAAGCATGGTGATTTTCTCTTTTGTCAACTCATCTCTTACTTCTCTGAATAGAATATCTTCTATCATCACGCCTAGTGCATGGTAGATATCATCGTCTCCATCCAATGCACCTTGAGGAGCGTACTCTATTGTGCTAACCTCTCCGTCCTGACTATTGAAATACGTACCCAAGATAGACCAACTCATGTCTCTATGCATACCAGAGTGATAACAAAAAGTATCTCCCTCTAGCATCTCTGTGGGTTCAGTGTATGTCCACTCTTTTGTCTCAAGATTAAAGTCCATTCCTGTCCACTCTTTAATTGTATGCACAACTTCGTCACCAGGTACAGCAAAAGTCTCTACAACCTCTGTGTCTATACTTACAATATCTCTACCCTCCTCATTGAGTTTGGCGATAACAATATCCTTTAAGCTCTCGCTCTTCTTG